ATGGCGGACGGGCTGTCCAAGGTTCTGGAAACACACGCGAAGGTGCTTGACGAGGGGTACACCTGCAGCGACGGCCAGGCGTTCAAGTCCTACGCGGTGACGAACCTCCGCGGAGGCGTCGGGAAGTCGTCGATCGCGTTCAACCTCGCGTACGAACTGTCCCGGAAGCACTCGGTCCTGCTCGCAGATCTTTGCCCACAGTGCAACTTTACCGAGATGCTCTTCGGCGACTTCCGCCCGAAGGTGAACCTCTACGACGCCCTCCGTCCCGTGATCCTCGGCCCGGCGTTCGGAGATCGCCCGGAGGACCTGTCGTATCGGGTTTCGCAGCACTGCGATCCGTTCAAGGGGGGGAAGGGGGCGCACGCAATTGCGGGCAACCCGGAGCTGTTCGCTTTCCCGTCCACCCTGTACGGACAGCTCAACACCGCGTACGCGAACCAGAACAAGGACGCCGTGCGAAAGTTGCTGCACGGGCTACGCGTGGTGCTCGAGGCCGAAGCCAAGGTGGTGAAGGCCGACCGCATCCTCCTCGACACCTCGCCGTTCTACGGCGGTGGAACGCACCTCGCGTGGTGTGCGGTCGAGGCTCTCGTCGTGCCGGTGCGCGTCGACGAGCACTCTCTGGAGTCGCTGGAGCTGCTTTTCAGCTTCCTGTCGGACAAGACGCGTGACTTCCAGCTCTGGAATAATCGCGCTGGCGATCTACCGGTGCCCAAGATTGCAGCGATCGTCATGACCATGGTCGGCTCGAAGAGCCAGGTGAAATCCACGCCCGACGGTGCGTCGCGCATGTACATCGAGCGCGCGCTTGCGCTCGCGCAGAAGTACGCCGCGCTCTTCAATTACGACGACCCGAGCGACGCCTTCGTGCTCACGGACGACTTCCACTCCGCGGGGCGCATCAGCGGGGCAAAGCGGATTCCGATGGCCGAGCTGGAAATCAAGAGCTTTCACACTGTGGAGAACCGGAGGCTGCAGGTGAATCGTTCGGCCCGTCGGTACCAAAATGAGCTGAAGTACCTCGCGAGCCTCCTGTAAGCCGACACGAAAAGCCCCCGCCCGGTGCTACCCGGAACGGGGGCTGTGCAAGGCGGCTGAACACCCTGCGGCCCGTGGAAGGAACCGCTGAGGTTACAGCGCATCCGGCTGCCCGGCAACACTCGATGATGCGCGCGGAGGTTGGCTGCGATGTGCCTTCGAATTCCGGTCTTGTTGGCCTGACGCCGCCGTAGCGCGGCGCAGGTAAGTGCCGGGGCCGAGCTCTTCGCGGAGCTCGGCCCTTCACTTCTGTGCCTAGCGGGTGCGGCGGCCCCAGTCGGCCACTGCCGCGACTACACCGGGGAACGCAGGCGACGCACGTGCCGTCAATCTTCGTTGAGCGGAACGGATCGCAGCGGCGCGCCCGGCGCGGGCGCCGGCGGCTCCGGGAACGCCGCGAGCACGCCGCGACGGAGGTCGCCGAGGTCGAGGTGCCCGTAGGTGTCCTTGGTGAGCCGAGAGTCGGAGTGGCGGAGCGCGTCCTGGGCGACGGCGAGGCCGGCCGAGCGGACCATCGCGGTGCCGAAGGAGTGGCGGGTGTCGTGGAACCGGACGTGGCGCGGGAGCGGCTTCGCCCACGTGGTCAGGCGGCCGCATCGCGGGCAGGCCTCCGGGACGCGCGCGGCGGCCTGCCGCTCGCGCCAGCCGCAGTGCCACGCGCGGCAGCGCCACTCGAACCCGACAACCAGGCCGGCGCGCACGATCGCGCGGCGGAGCACCTTCCCGAGCCGGAGCGTGCGCGGGTACATCCGGCCCTTGCCGTCGGGGAAGAGGAGCTCGCCGGGCGAGCGGAGCGCCGCCTCGAGGTAGGGGCGGAGCGGCGGCGCGATCGGGACCGGCAACGCCTTCCCGTCCTTCGTGCGCGGAGCCTCCCACGAGCGCGCCACCATGAGCACGCCGTCGGCGAGGTCCACCTCGGCCTTTCGCAGGCCGAACACCTCGCCCTCGCGGAGGCCGGCGTAGAGCGCGAGCGCGGTCGGCCCGCGCCACACCGCGGGGACCTGCTCGAGCACGGGCTCCATCTCGTCGGGCAGCAGGATCGAGCGCGGCTTCCGCGGCACCTTGATCGGCGGGACGTCGTCGATCGGGTTCGCGCGCCCGTGCCAGGGCCCGCCCCGGCGCCGCGCCGTCTCGAAGATGTTGAAGAGGTAGCCGCGGAGGTGCTTCCGGCTCTTCGGCGAGAGGCGGTCGGCGAGTTCGGTGTGGAGGAGCGCCTCGACCCGGACCTCCGTGACCTCGGCGAGGGGCAACTGCAGCAGCTCGGCGAGGTGCTTCTCGAGGAATGGCCGGATCGCGGGGCTCTTCAGGACGCGCCCGCGGTGCTGCCACCACCACTCGAGCAGCCACGAGAACGGGCGGCGCACGACGTCCGAGGCGATAGGCGCGAGCCCGGCGCGCTGCCGGTCCACCTCGAGTTCGTGCTCGGCGAGGCGCCGGCGCCCGTCGCGCTCGAGCGTCCGCTGCGAGAGCGGGGTGCCGTCGAGCGCCTTCGCGCGGACCGTCTCCTGGCGGCGCTTGCCTCGCGCGTCGAACCACTGGATGACGAGCCGCGGCGGGCCCGACTTCCTCGGTCGCCAGAGCAGGGTGCCCACGCCCTACCCCGAGGTGATGAACCTGTTGTGCGCGCAGGTTGACGTATGCCTGCCGTCGCGCTCAAGACAGGTGGGGCACTGGTCGGGCTGCATGAGGTGCCGCAAGAGCTCGATCATCTCCGCCCGATCGGAGACGAGCGCCTCCACCTGGTTGCCCCACACCACCGCCGCTGCGCGTGCAACGTCCTCTGCGCGTCGAGCGCGGTGCACCTCTGCGGCCATCTCCTCGGGGGACATGGCGCTCAGAGGAAGACGACGGAGGTTCTCAAGTCGGCGAACCTGTTCGATGAGAGCTGGCATCGCCTCCGCCGCAGACGCAAGAAGGCGCCGGAGGTTGGAGGGGTCGGCGCCAGAGGAACCATCCACTCCAACGGCAGCGGCGGCGCGCGCGAGTTCGGGAACGAGGAGCCTCCACTCGTTCAACTTCTTGGTGTCGATCGGCATGGCAGGAGCCTACACGCGTCGGCGCCGCCCGCGGATCGGAACGACGGGCGCTCCAGGATCCGGCGTGGTCTCCCCCCGCGCGTACGATCGGACCACATCGGGGTGCCAGCGCCAGAGCGAGCCGACCTGGATGCCGCGGAGCGTGCCCTCCCGGCGGAGCTTGTAGACCATCGAGACCGAGACCTTCAGGTAGGCCGCGACGTCCTCGGCGGTCATCAGCGGCTCGGGGGGCATCTGCATGGCGGTGCTCATCGGGTCCTCGTGGTGTCGGCGCCGAGCAGCTCGGCGAGCTTCCCGGTCTCGCTGAACGCCGACCAGGCGTCGGACTCGCGCGCGAACGCGGCGTCGCGCATGCGGGTGGCCTCGCCCTTCACGAACGCGGACAGGGTCGGGGGCGCGCAGCGGGCGTACGTCTCGGCCTCGGCGGTGACCGCCTCGAGCTTCAGGCGGGCGCGCCAGGCGGCGTCGTGCGCGCGCTCGGTGGCGCGGGCCGCCTCGGCGACCGCACGGCGGAGGCGCTCGGTGGTGGTGAGGGCGGTCACGGCTTCGAGCTCCTCCGGCGCGCGGGCGGCCGGCGCGCCGACTCGGCGAGGTCCCGGGCGAAGCCTTCGATGGTGTCGCCCTCCCAGGTGCGCGCGTTCCCGCGCCCGTCGTCGACCGTGATCGAGTAGTTGACGATGGACGCGGAGACGGACACGCCGGAGGCCTTCACCTTGGCGGCGGGCTTCTTCTTCGTGGTCACGTGGTCCTCCTGGCGAGTTCTTCGCGGACGGCGCCGAGCGCCTCGCGGTCCTCGGCTGTGACGGAGCCGACCTCGGCGAGCTCGACGACGGGCCGGGCGGCCGCGGCGAGCGCGTCCGCGCGCCGCCGCTCGTCCTCGAGCGAGAGCCGGAGCGCCTGCGCCTCGGCGAGGGCGGTGTCGCGGGCGGCCTCGGCCTCGCGCATCCGCCGCAGCGTGGCGCGCACGGCGCGGACCGTCTGCTCGGGGACGTGCTCCCCGCCCGTGGACACCATGTCCTCGGGGCCGTACAGGTCGCGGATCGCGGCCAGCACGGCCTCCCTGGCCTCGGCCCGGCGGCGCTGCTCCCCCTCGAGGTCCATCAGGTCGGCGATGGCCTGCCAGAGCGAACCGGCGTCCACGTCGAAGTACCGGTGGGCGCTCGGGTGGTCGGCGAGCCGGAGGCAGCGCCCGCCGCCCCCGCCGGTGTCGGTGCACCGCCCGTCCTCCAGGACGCGGACGGTGGCCGGGTGGATCTCCCGGGCCGCGCCGGCGCTCGGAGGGGAGGGCGCGATCATCGCGCGCAGGTCCGCCGCGAGCGCCGGGAACTCGGCCGCGCAGGCGTCCGCGTAAGCGCGCAGCGCCGGGGCCGCAAACGTGTCGTGGTCGAGGTCGAGCACGTAGTACCGGCACCCGGCGTGCTTCGCCGGCGGGTCCACGCGGTCGGTGCTCGGGTCGCCCCACCTGTTCCGGCGAACCAGGATCACGTCCCGCACGTCACCGAGCCGCTGCACGAAGTACTTGCGGTACAGGCCGCGCTTCGTGTCGTCCCGGGTCGCCGCCTCGTCGGCCGACGGGGGAGTGGAGGGGGGCGTCGGGTCAGCCATGGGCCACCTCCGCCCGCGGCGCGCGCACCCACCGGCGGAGCGCCTCGATGCCCTTCGGCGTGAACGCGATCGGCGGTCCGCCGGGAGTCCCCGGCGCCTTCTCGCGCCACTCGGCGAACCCGGTCGCGACGAGGTCGTGGAAGTCGGGGCGGAAGAACGGGTTCGTGTTGAGGCTCTTCCACGGCTCGACGCCGGCCGCGAGGTCGTCGCGGATCACCCGGCCGAGCGTGACCGGTTCGACGGACTGCCACTCGTCGCCGAGCACCTGGCACACTCGGACGAGCATCGCCGCGGCGTGCTCACGCTCCGCGCGGCCCATCGTCGCGGTGAGCGGAGGAACCGCGTTGAGGAACACCTGGCTCGGCTTGAACGGGTCAGCCACGGGACGGCTCCTTCCCGGCGGCCTGGCTCGCCGCGAGCCTCCACAGCGGGAGCGCGGCCTCGAGCAGCTTCCGGTCGCGGTTCATCGCCTCGTGCTTGTCGCGCCAGAGGGTTGGGTCGAGGAGCGGGCCGAAGGCGTCCGCGTGCTCGATCGCGCGGAGCAGCTCGGGGATGTCGTGCTGGCGCAGGAGGGTGGCCGCGATGGCGCAGGCCTGGACGGCGCTCTGGTAGGTCTCGACGTCGCTCATGGCTTCACCGTGGAGCAGCCGGGCGGGATCGCGTCCGGGTGCCGGTAGCTCTGGTAGTAGGCCGCGCTCTCGCACTCGGCGACGAGCTCGGCCCAGTCGTTGGTGACGGGGGCGGTCGGCCCCACGGGAACGCGCGCGAGGCACTCCTGGAAGAGCCGCGCGCGGAGGCACTGGTCGTGGACGGGCTGGGGCGGTGGAGGCGCGCAGGCGCCCAGTGCCAGCGCGAGCGCGGCGAGGGAACGGATCATGGGCGGTTGACCTCGGGGGTGGGGTGGGTGAGCGTTGCTGCTGCGGCCGCATGCTGCGGCTCTCGGCGGTCGTTCTCGTCTTCCCACTCCTCCGCCAGAGTCAGCGCCCCAGACAGCTCCGGCGCTTCCACTTCGCGCCAGTCCGAGACGACGCCCCTCGGGTACAGGCGGCGCCACCGGATCGTCCACACGACAGCGCCCAGGAGGACCCGCGCGCTGGCGGTGAGGTGGTCGCCGCTCGCGTCGATGCGTGTCGCGAACGCCCGCAGCTTGGCGTTGTGCAGCGCATCGCCCCCTACGGCGTCGCCCGGCTCGTCGTCGCAGGCGCAGGCCGCCTCGGGGAGCGCGCAGCCCTCGCACGTTCCGGGGATCTCGCCCCCCACGAACATGACGGTGCGCGCGGGCGGCTGGACCCCTTCGCCGGCGCGCTCGAGTTCGCGCAGCGGTGAGGAGAGAACGGCTCCGGTGGCGGCGAACGGCCGCAGCGTGTTGGCGAGAGCGGAGCGGATGCGCTCCACGAGCACGCAGTAGGCCTCGTCGCACGCGACCAGGCCGGCCCTGTGCTCGCCGGTGCTCGCGGCTTCGGGGATCTCTGCGGCCGAGCGGTGCGCCTCCGCGAACGCCTGGATGGCCTCACTTACGTCCTGCGGGAGGACCGGCGCCTCGCCAGACCGGGGCGACTGGACCGTGCCGGCCATCACGCCACCGCCCCGCCGGCCGGCTTCGCGCGCGCGAGTGGCTCCCCGCCGGCGATGAGGTCCCGCATCCTGGCCGCCTCACGGTCGAGTTCGTCCACGAGCCCGTCGGCTGCGGCGCAGTCCCGGGTGAAGAGGGCGAACCCGCAGATCGCCACCCACTCCGCCCGCTTCCGGCGGAGGACCGCGCCGGGCGGCATGGCGGTGACCACGGCGGCGAGCTGCTGGAAGGCCTCCTCGGCAGTCGGGATCGGGCCGGTGCTCGGTGGCGGCTCCACCAGCGCGGGGTCCGCGCCGCGGCGCACCGCCTGGTGCGCGCTCTCCCCCGGCCTCATGGCCACCGTCTCGGGCGTGGGGGCGTGCTCGGCCATCGAGCGGAGCGCCTGCACGAGGTCGTCCACGTCGCAGGTCACCGGCTCGGCTGGCGCGAGGATGCTCCCGCGCGCGGCGGCGCGCCGGCCGGCCTCCATCTGGTCGGCGAAATGGAGCAGGCCGGCCCGCCACCCGCCCTTGAAGCCGGCGACGAGGGACATCTGGATGTTCTTCGAGTGCTTCGGGTCAGCCACGGCGCACCTCCGGGTCGTGCTCGAGCAGGCGGATGCGGGTGGCGAGCAGTTCCACCCGCTCCTTGGAGAAGTTGCAGACCTTCGCCATGGCGTCGGTCGGGCCCGAGCCCACGGCGGCGAAGCGGGCGCGCATCAGCTCGAGCTCGGCCACCTCCTGGTCGAGGAGCGCCTTCACGCGCTGGCGGTAGACGGCGAACTGGTCAGCCACGGGCCACCTCCGCCGGCGCCGCCGCGGCCGCGAGCTCGGCCTGGAGCGCGGGCGCGAGCTGCCCGCGGAAGATCTCGTGGAAGAACCGGAGCGGCAGTGGCGCGAGCTCGTGGACGCAGGTGTCCGAGAGCTCGGAGTAGTCGTGGTGGAAGACGTGCTCGAACAGCTCCGGGCAGTCGCGCTCGACGCTCATCACGAAGTAGGTCGCGTCATAGCCGTGCTCGATCAGCTCGATCTCGTCCCAGCACTCGCGGGCCGTGTGGCGACCGAGCCGTCCGTCGCGCCGCCGCTCGAGCACGTCGCGCCGGATCTGCTTGATCGTCCGGTCCCACGAGAAGACCGTGCCCGCGCGGCCGGGGCCGCTGCGCCCGCCGTCCATCCCGCACACCTTCGAGATGAAGTAGTCGGCATCGCGCAGGCCCACGAGGAAGTGCTTGAAGCTCGCGCACCCGTGGTGCCCCCAGCCGTCGTAGGCGTACGTTCCGAAGTCGGAGACGGCCTGGAAGATGCCGCGCGGGTCGAGCGTGATGATCGCCCACGCGCCGTGCGGCCCGCGGAGCTGGTACTGCTCGACCTGGCCCTTCGTGACGGTCCACCCAGCGTCAGCCACGGGACACCTCCGGCATCTCGCGGACGCGAAGGTCGGGCGGGAAGTCCTCGAGTCGCTCGCGACGGTCGGGGTGGCCGCCGAGCTGCTTCATCCACACGGCCACGCCGTCGAGGCGGGCCTGGCCGAGCAGGGCGCGCGCCCACGCGACGTCCATCGGGCGCGGCCGGGGGCCCGACTCCCCGCCGACCACGACTAGGTCGATCCCCTTGAGGCTCGTCACCCAGGGGGCGATGAGGGGCTCCGCCGAGATCCAGCGGACCGCCGCGGGCACCGCGCGCAGGGCGTCCAGGAACGGCAGCGCGCCCGGGTGGCCGATGCTCACGCCCAGCCAGACGTTCCGCCAGCCGTCCCCCCAGAGCGCCGGCAGCATGGTGGGGATGTTCTGCGGGCGCTTCGTGAGGAGGAGCCAGTCGAGGTACGGCGTCTCGTGGATGAGCTCCCACATCCCGAAGCGCGCGCGAGCTGGCGCCTCGAGGTCGAAGGGATCGCACATCGACGGGAAGACCCGGCGCCGCTCGCCGGCGTCCCGCGCCTCACGGTTCCAGCGGATCGGCTCGCGCCAGTGGGCGCCGGAGAGTTCCCGGCGCGGGCGGCCCGGGCCCCAGTGCGCGCCACCCACCCGTTTGTCGAACGCCTCGGCGTAGCAGCGCTCACAGCAGGGGTCGACCTTCGTACAGCCCCACCACGGGGACCACGTGTGGTGCGTCCAGCTGATGCCGGTCTTCTCACCCACGGCTGTCTCCCCTCTTGCGCGACGGCGCGAGCAGATCGCGGCCCGCCAGGCCTCTTCGGAGGCGGTGCCAGATGCATCGGGTGGATAGCCCCGATCGCCGAGCCCACTCGGTCAGGGACGCGGTGTCGTCCCCGATCGTAAGGAGATGATTGTCGCGCCGGTTGTTGGCCTGGTCCCGCGCCGAAGCCCATCGACAGTTGCCGGGTTCGTAGTTCCCGTCCTTGCGCGGGAAGCGGTCGAGAGTGGCGCCAGGGGGCCGCTCACCCATGTCAGCGAGGAAGTTCTCGAACGCTCCCCACCGCTCGCAGACCGTGACGCCGCGGCCGCCGTAGCTCGGGTAGTCCTTGTCGCCCGGATCGTGGCAGCGCCGTCGCATCGCCACCCAGGACCGGTACGTTGCTGTCCCGGTCTCTCCGTGGCGTCGCGTTGCGGCTCCCATTTCCGCGGTTCTCTCCAGCGCGAGGCACCCGCACGATCTCGTGTTGCCGCTGCGAAGATCCTTCCCGCGGACCACCGTCTCCCGTCCGCACTCGCAGATGCAGCGCCACAGGGCGCGTCCGCCCTCGTCGCTCCCGGCGCGAGCGAGCACCCGGAGCCGCCCGATTTCCTGCCCAGCCAGGTCGATCGCCACAGACTTCATGCCGGGTCGTCCTCCAGGTCGACGAGGGGCCGGGCCTGCGCGGCCGCGAGCGCGACGCGTCCCTCGAGCAGCTCGGCGGTGGCCGTGAACCCGGCGACGCCCGTCTCGTCGCCGGCGGCGCGCGCGTCGTCCGCCATCCGGCGCGCCCAGGCGAGGCCCTGCTCGCGGGCCCACGCCGGCGAGGCGTTGCACCGGCCGTGGCACTCCTCGCAGACGGCCGCGAGCGTGAACTCCGACTCGAGGCTCCGGCGATCCGCGCCGCCCAGCACGTGGTGCGCGTCGGTCGGCTCGCCGGGAACGGCACACCGGAACTCGCACCGCCCGCGAGCTCGCGCGAGGACGCGCTGGCGGAGGACGCCGATCCCGCCCACGGCGTCGGCGGCGCGGGTGCGCTGGCGCTCGTGCATGCGCGGAGCGAAGGGGAGCGCACTCTTGTCGATGCGGCCGGGGCGCGGCGGCGGCTCGGCCGCGCCGCGCCGCCCGGCGGTGGCGAGGTCCGCCTCGGAGGGCAGGGCATCGAGGAGGCGCTGCGCCTGGGCGGCGCGCCCGGGCCAGTCCGGCCCCACGCACGCCGTGAGGAACTCGCGCACCTTCTCGCGCAGGCCACGGTGCCAGCTCACGCCGCCGCTCCTTCCGGCTGCCAGGGGGCGGGCCCGAGCACGAAGTCCTCCGCCTCGGTCGGGGGCGGGCGCAGCTTCCAGGTGGCGAGGAGCCGCCGGCGCGCGCCGCCGTGGACGAGGGGCCAGGCGTAGGCGTGGTTCCCGGGACGGCGGAGCCGGCGCAGCCAGCCGCACCGGACGAGCCGGAGGGCGTAGTCGCGGTCCGCCTCGCCCGGCGCCCGCGCCGGGGCGCCGAGCCGGAGCAGGCGCGCCTCCACGCCGCCGCGGCCGCGCTCGGAGTTGCGCAGCTTCGACACCGACCGCGGCGCGAGGACGACGGCCCCCGGCGTCAGGTAGGTGTCGTCCCGGCGCGTGGTGCCCAGGTAGCAGCCGGAGAACGCCTTGTAGATGTGCCCGATGTGGCCCGGCTTGTACTCGACGCCGGCGGCGTTCACCCGGGCGACGGGGTCCGCGTACGTGAGGACGGCCTGCACCAGGGGGAGCCGCGCCCGCACGGCGTCGAAGGCGCGGGAGAGGAACCAGGTCTCGCCGTAGGCCTCGACCTCGTCGAGAAGTGCCAGCCGCTGCAGGACCACGCCGTGCTCGGCGGGGAGCCCGGTCCACCGGGTGATGGAGGCGCCGGCCTGGGGCACGCCGAAAACAGCGGCGCCGACCAGGCGCGGCGCGCCGAGGCCCGTGGAGCGGAAGAGGCCGACCCGGAGCTGGGTGGCGGGGTAGGAGTCGGAGCCGGCGTAGTGGTGGGCGACGAGGAAGCGGCGCGCGTCGAGCTCGGCGATCTCCTCGGCGCCATGGCGGCGGGGGTCGATGGTGTCGCGGTCGGTCCGGTAGTACTCGCGGCCGCGGTTCCAGCGCTGGGCGGGGGTCGTCACGGGCGCTCGACCTCCTCGTCTGCCCAGCGGTCGCAGACGAGGTGCACGTCCTGGCGCAGGTAGCCGCTCGGAGTCTCCACGTACTCGACGACCTGGCGGGGCTCGAGGCAGCGGCGCGGAACGAAGAGCAGCAGCCTGGCCATCATGAACACGTAGAACGCCGAAGCGACCGCGAAGAACCCGATGATCACGCGGGGGAACCAGACGTCCCAGGCGCTGTCGTCGCTGATGACGCGTCCGTCGCTGGGGATGGGGTTCGGCGGCGGGCGAGGCGGCACGTGGCCCTCGCGGATCTCGCGGGGAGGCGGGAGCGGGGGGCGGGGCTTCATGCGGAGAGGACCTCCCGCGCCTCGAGCTCCTCGCGCGCCCGGCCGTCCTCGCGCACCCAGATCCCCTCGCTCGAGAGGAACCAGGTGCCGAGCGAGCCGGCGAGGAGGGACTTCAGGATCGAGACGGCGATGGCGGTCGCGGCCTGGACCGGAACGGCGTTCCCGATGCGCTCGCCGTGAGCTGCGCTGGACCGTCCGGCGAGGCGGAGGGGCTCGCCCCGGACGCGCGCGGGCAGGCCCTGGAGGGCGGCCCGGTCGAGGAGGGTCATCGGCCGGTGCCACGTCCCGTCCGCGGCGACGATTACGGGGACGTGCTGGGGCGCGCGGCGGGGGTCGGCGACGGCGTAGGTGCCGTTGTCGATTCGTCCGCCGGCGACTGTCGCCGCGGCCTCGTCCCAGCGGAGCACGCCGTAGGCGGTCGCGCGTGGCACGCACGTCGGGCGGGGGTCGGCGACGGAGCCCGGTCCGGTCCGGACGTTCGACGCCCCGCGCACGGTGGGCGCCGGGTCGGCCCAGTCCACCACGCCGAGCGCGCCACGGTAGGGCGAATGGTCGAGCGCGAGGCGGGGATCCGCGACGGCCGGCCCGCCGGACGTAACCGGGCGCGCTCCCGTCACCGGGTGCGAGGGGGCATCCCACCCTGTCACGCGGAACTTGGCCTCGTGGCGGTTCGGATTCGGAGGCAGTCGCGGGTCAGCGACCGCCGCCGGCGTGTTCGACTGCGCGACGGCCATCGCGCCGGTGACGGCCGGCGTGGGCTCGGCGCAGGAGACCACGCCGAAGGTGCCGCCGCGCGAGCTGTCGCCGCGGCCGATCCGCGGGTCTGCCACCGCGAAGCCGCCGTTCGTCCCGCTGCCGGCGACGGTGCGCGCGGGCTCGTCCCACGGGCGGACGTCGTACTTGGCGAACACCTCGCGGCGCGCCTGCCCGGGCTCGAGCGGCGTGAGGAGGCGCGGGTCGGCGACGGCCGCCGTGCCGTTCGACCCGGACACGGAGGCCGAGCCCGTCACCGCGGACGTCGGCTCGTCCCAGCCGTTGACCCCGAACAGCCCGGGCCGGCCCTTGAACGACTCCGCGCCCGCGGCGGTCTGGGCGAGGAGCGCCTCGGGGATGGAGGCGGGGAGGTCGCGCCAGTCGCCGCCCGCGGGGATGAGGGCGAGGCGCACCCAGTTCAGCCACGAGATCTTCGGCAGGCGGTGCAGCGCGCCCGCGCCCTCGTCCTCCGGCAGCGGGAGCTCGCCGAGGACCTCGCCGCACCCCTTCACGCGCTGGAGTGGCGGCCGGTAGATGAACGCGGGCACGTCCGCCGGGCGCCGGGCGATGAGGAGGAACCGGCGCCGGTGCTGGCCAAGCCCGCCCACCTCGCCGCAGTCGTGCGTCCCCTCGTGGAAGACGTACCCGTACTGCGCGAGGAGCCGCCGCACCTTGCCGAGCAGCTCCGCGCCGCGCGACATGATCCCCGGGACGTTCTCCACGATGATCGCCGGGGGCGGGGAGGGCCACGCCTCGCAGATGAGGAAGAGCCCCTGGAGCACGAGCCGGTTCAGCGCCTGGTACTTCTCGCGGGCGGCGCTCGCCGTCGGGAGCAGGCGGGAGAACCCCTTGCACGGCGGCGACAGGAACACGCAGTCGGGCCGGCGCGCCCCGGCGAACGCGAGCAGCTCCGACGGCGTGAGCTTCGACATGTCGGCGCAGAGGGCCGGCCCGTCGGAGAGCATCTCGAAGTCGCGGCAGGCCTCGGCGTCCAGGTCGATGCCGCCGAGGTTCACGAACCGGGCGCGGTCGCGGCCGAGCTGCGCCATGGCCTCGAGGAAGCCGCGCGCGCCGGCGCCGAGCCCGCAGAACGGGAAGAGGACGGTGAACTCATGGACGGCGGCCATCTACGCGCCCTCCCCGAAGAGCCCGAGCTGCGAGCGCGCGCCGCGGAGGTTCGACTCGGCGGTCTTGAAGTAGCTCTCCTTCAGCTCGACGCCGACGAACTTCCGGCTGATGCGGAGCGCGCCGACGCCCTCCGAGGCGATGCCGGCGAACGGGGAGAGCACGACGTCGCCCGGGTTCGACCATAGCGTCAGGCTCCGCTCGATGAGGTCGAGCTGGAGCGGGCACATGTGCTTCTCGTCCTCGTCGTCGCGCGCCTGCTCGACGTTCAGGACGTTGGTCTGGTCGATGTCCATCCAGACCGGCGAGGCCCACTCCTGCCAGCGGTCGAGCGGGAAGGACTCCTCGGTGTGGGTGACGGGCGAGACCTCGGACTCGTCGGCCTCGGTGTGCGCCCACTTCCGGAACACGAGGACGTACTCGGCGAGACCCTGCCGGCTGAACGTCGAGTCCTTGCGGAGCTGCTTGTAGAGGAGCCCGTGCGCCTTCGTGCGCTGCATCTCCGTCACGGGGCATTTCCAGACCGTGACGCGGGAGTGGTAGGCGAAGCCACACGCCTGGTGCAGGCGGATGAGGTCGCCGGGGAAGTCGCGCAGCCCGGCCATCCCGTCGCGGCCCTTGTAGTTGACGAGGTCCTTGCAGTGGACGGCGACGACGCGGCCCGGGCGCAGGAGGCGGTAGACCTCGCGGACGCAGTACTCGTAGTGGGCGAGGAACTCCGCGTCGTCGGCGCAGTTCCCCATGTCGCGCTCGGAGTCCGAGTAGACGTAGAGGTTCGCGAACGGCGGGGAGTAGAGCGCGAAGTCGATGGAGCGCTCCGGAAGCTGCGCGAGGACCTCCACGCAGTCGCCCTGGTAGAGGGCCCAGTCCGTGCCGAACGCGGCGTTGATGCAGCTCACCATCCCGTCACCTCGCCTGGAGCCAGGCGGGCACGTTCGCCGCCTGGAGCGCCTCGTACCGGAGGCGGTTGGAGTCGCGGGACTGCGCCCGGCGCATGGCCGCGAACATCTGGTCCTTCATCTCGGCGTGGCCCTCGGCCTTCGCCTTCACGACCGCGAAGACGTCGCGCTCGGTCTCCGCCATCACGATGTGCGCGTGAACGGCGCGCTTCTGTCCGAAGCGCCAGCTGCGGCGGATGGCCTGGTAGAGCTGCTCGTACGAGAAGGAGACGCCGACGAACGCCATCCGGGCGCAGTGCTGCCAGTTGAGCCCGAAGCCTGCGAGCGAGGGCTTCGTGACGAGGAGGCGCGTCCTGCCCTCGCTGAAGTCGACGAGGCGCCGCTCCTTCTCCTCGGGCTTCATGCTGCCCCGGACCTCGACCGCATCCGGGATGAGCGCGGTCAGCTCGTCCGCCTCGTAGTCGGTCTCGCACCAGACGATCCACGGCTCGGCCGGCTCGGCGGCGACGAGCTCGGCGACGCGGCGCGCGCGGTCGGCGGCCGTTCGGCGCTTCTCGGCGTGAATGCTCGTGGCGGAGAGCTCGGGGAGCCGGAAGAGCGCGGCGCCCCGTTCCTCGGTGAGGTCGACGCGGAGGACATGATGCCGCTCCTCGAGCGCGGGGAGCACGAAGCCATCGTCCGAGTAGCCGAGGTCGCTGGGCTTGCCGACGCAGCGGGCCCACGAGGTGACCCAGTCCCAGAACAGCCCGACGGCGTGGCCCTTCAGGCGGTAGGTGCCGAACGTGCTGGTGTCGTTGATGAACCAGCGCGCGAGCATCTCGTGAGAGAGCATCACCCCGAGGAACTCGGCGTGGTTCCCGATCTCCATGTGGTCGTTCGGCGCCGGCGTCGCGGTGCAGGCGAGCCGGTACGGGACGACCGCGCAGCGCTCGACGAGGGCGCGCTTGGTGGCGCCCATGAAGCTCTTCAGGATGGAGGACTCGTCGAGTACTACGGCCCGGAAGCGCGAGAGGTCGAAGCGGTCGAGCCGCTCGTAGTTCGTGATGGAGACGCCGGCCCCGGCCTCCTCCTGGCTGCGCGCGTAAACGACGTCGAGGCCGAGAGCCTTCCCTTCGCGGATGGTCTGGTGCGCGACCGCGAGCGGGGCCAAGACGAGCGCGGGGCCGCCGACCTGCCGGGCCCACTCGAGCTGCATGCGGGTCTTGCCCAGGCCCGTGTCGGCGAAGATGGCGGCGCGGCCGCGGCGGACCGCCCACTCGACGATGTCCCGCTGGAACGGGAAGAGCGCGGGGTGGATGTCCCGCGGCGTGATCCCGCAGGGCGCCGCGGCCGGCTCCTTGGCGGCGAGGAAGGACTCGTAGGTCACGCCGCGACTCCCTTCGGGGGGGTCGCGCCGAACACACAGTCGGGGTGGCGGCAGTAGCCGTGCTCGGGCGTGGCGCCGGAGCGCCCGGTGGTCCACGCCTCGTGGCCGCAGGAGAGGCGGACGCGGTGCTGCTCGGTCCGGCCGGACCAGCGGCTGTCGAGGAAGGCGTCGATGCGCCGGAGCTTCCCGCGGGAGGCCATCTACGCGGCCTCCGAGACGATGACGATGCCGCGGGCGGCCAGACGCCGGCGGGCGCCCTCGACGCTGCGCTGGACGGCGAGGCGGCAGCCCCAGGCGGCGCGGGGCGAGGTGGTGACCTGGGCGCGCGCACCGGCGGCCGACGGGCGGGTTGCCTGCGGGGGCTTGCGCTTCGACCAGCGCAGGCGGTTCTGCTCGGCGACGGTGATGACGTCGGTGTCAAGGCAGCCGCCGAGCACCATGATCGCCGTGGCGTACTGGAGGTCGAACGCCTCCGAGGCCCGGTCCGCCGCGGAGAAGCAGTCGAAGTGGACGGCGTCGCGGCCGACGTAGGCGGCGATCATCTGGCCGCGAGGCGCGAGGCCGCAGAGGAAGCAGGTCACGGCCGGCCTCCGGCGGCGAGCGCCGGCTCACGGGCCGACCGCTCGCTGGGGCCAGGGAAGTTGACCCGGGCGAATTCACCGAAGGCCCGCCTGGCTGCGGCGTCATACGCGCGCGCGGCATCTTCTGGCGCGCCGAAGTACCCGAGCTGCGTTTGCCGTTGGTGTACCTTGATGACGGCTCGCCACTTTCCTTCACTCTTGTGCCAGGAGACGCCACGAAATCCGGATGTGTTGTTGCGGGGAGCGCGTCGGTTCGCCTGGTTTTGGCTGTTCGTCGCGGGCCGAAGGTTTGCTCGCCGGCAGTCGAGTCCGTTGCCGTTCACGTGGTCGATCTCCGCCGTTGCGACCGGGCCGAGTACGGCATGGTGGAGGTAGACGACCTTGCTGCCCTCGTTGCGCATCGCGTACCAACCGCGCCCGTTGCGCCACAGCGCGCGCCACCGCTTGCGGGAGAGATGAACATCCTCGTCGTCGATGGTGGCGACCTGCCCGCGGGTGAGGGGGATCAAGATCACGGCTGGTCCCCTCGGCGGCGCCGGGCGGCGAGCCCGAGCGGGAGAAGCCGCCGCCTGCGCTCGTGGAGCGCGAGCTCGTCGGCGGCCGCGATGAGGGACTCGCCCGCGTCGCGGAGATCCTGGGCGACGATGATGCGGTCCGTGCCAGCCTCGATCCCTGTGCGGGCGCGCTGGAGGCACTCCTCCCCGTCGCGAAGCAGCTGGAGAGGCACAGCGCCGACGTCGACGGCCTGACTCACGAGCGCCTCCGGGGACGGCGCGGTGAGAGGGTGTTGTCGATCTGGCGGATCATGTCGTCCGCGTACCGGCGCCGGTGCTCGTCGGATGCGTCGCGGTCCTCGACCAGGCGGAAGCCGGTTCGGGCGAGCCGCAGGAGGTGCCGCAGGCGGCGGACCTCGGTCTCGGGAGAGCGGGGCCGGCTCACAGGGCGGCTCCATCCGGCCGGGCTTCGGCGGCGAGGGACCGCTCGAGGCACAGCAGTCGGTAGTGCGCGTCGTCGCAGCGCCCGTGCAGGCCAGCCAGGTCACGCCGGACGGCGGGCTCGGGGGTGAGGGGGGCCAGGGACTGCCGGGCGGCGTTCAGGTGGTCCTGGGCGCGGCGCAGGTGCTCCCTCGCGTCGGCGATGCGCTGCCCGGCGGCGGCGCGGGTGAGGGCATCCAGGTCAGGCGGCACAGGCCACCCCCTGCCCGGCCACCGCCCTCGCGACGCAGGCGCCGCAACGGATGCCGTCGAGGGTCCACGCCCCGCGGTCCTCGACGGGCACGGCCTCGATGAGGCCCGGGACGTGCTCGATGACGACGGCCCTGCCGCACGGGCAGAGCGCGAGGGGAGGGCGGCCGTTCTTGCGCGCCCAGGCGAGGAGCTGGTCCCGCTCGGTCTGGTCGCAGGTGAAGTCGGCGAGGAGCTGCGTCGTCTCGAGCGCCGCCTCGGCGCTCTGGCGGGGCGTGGCCATCTACGCGGCCTCCTGGTGGTGGTGGTGGGGGACGGGGCAGCCGCGGGGACAGGGGGTGAACGGCGGCGCCGGGGCGGGGACAAACCGGCAGAAGGGGAGCTCGCGGCCGAGCTGCTCCTGCGCGGCCTGGTCCTGCTCCTCGCCGAAAGCCCACCCCATCCACGAGGCGACGCCTTTCCACGGCTTCCCGTCCTGCTCGTGGACGGCGGCGAGGAACCGGGACTCGAAGGGCGCGGCGTGGAAGCCGTAGAAGATCGCGGCGGCGAGCGCGCTCGGGGCCTGGACCTGGCGCTCCTCGAGGCCAAGGCCGACGCGGTAGGTGTGGAGGCGGGGGCGGGTCATCGCGGCTCTCCAGGCGCGGGCGTGCCGAGGCGCCGCGCGAGGTCCGCAAGTCCTCCGGCGTCCAGGCCGTAGCGGTTCCGCGGGCGGACGTAGGAGATGCGACGCCAAAGCTCGTGGGCCTTGGCGGCGAGCTTCGCGGTGCGGTTGTAGTCGGGGAGCCGGCCGATGATCGGGCTCAGCTCCTGGCAGGCGCGCTCGAGCTCGTGCTGCGCCGACTCGATGTGCACGAGAGCGGCCTGCACGCGTCGCTCGGCCTCGGCCTGGATGGCGGACGGGTGAATGGCCACGGGCTACCGTCCCTCCGCCTCGGCGAGGACCTCGTCGGAGCCCTTCGCCTGGTTGAGGACGACCTCGGCGACGGAGGGCAGCGGCGGCAGGCCCGCGGCGCGGCGGGCGCGGTCGAGGGCCAGCGCATCGTCGAGGGTCAGCGATGCCGCGACGGCAGCCATCGCCTTGCGGATGAGCTTGCGAGCGCGTAGAGGCGTCTCGTTCGCTGCGTTGGCGAGCGTCTCGAGCAGCTCGAGCTTGTCAGCGCGGGTCATGGCCTACGCCTCCCGCCGCAGGAGGAACGCCGCGCCCGCGCCGCCGCCGACGAGGACCTCGTCCCCGGGCTGCATCCGCGCGAACCGCTCCGCGTCGGCGATCGTGAACGTCTCGGCGTTGTCCCGGAGGAACTCGCCGAGCTCGACCTCGCGGCCGTCCAGCGAGTACCGCTCCTGCCCCTGCGTCCCTGCCGCCTGCGTCGTCGTGCCGTGCATCGCGTCCTCCCGTGGTTGCCGCGAAGATGCCTAGAGGCATGGCATATGTCAAGTGGCATGACCGGGAAACACGCGGCGCCACCCCATCTGCCAGCAACCGCTACGGGTTAGGCATGTGGTTCACTTCCGCCGCTGCGGTCCACAGAGCGCCGATGGCGCGCCGCGCGTCCGCGGCCATGCGCTCGAGGCGGGCCGTCGAGACGGCGCGGGCCTCGCACGCGGCGGCCAGGGCGCGCGCCCCCCGCGCCGCCCGCTCCCGCGCGACGGCGAGCTCCGCCAGCGCTTGGGCGCGTCGCGTGCCGGCGCGAACGTCGAGCCACCGCTCGCGCCGCGCCCGCCTGGTGAGCGAAGCGTAGCTCACCCCGTGCGCGTCGGCGAGGAGGCGGAGCGAGGCGCGGGGGCCAGAGACGAACTCGGCGCGGATCGCCGTCCAGAGCTGCTCTTCCGCGGATTCGGGCGCCGCCCTCCGGGCGACGGCCGCGGACCCAGTACGACGGGTCATGCGTTCAGTATCGCGACCGGTCGGACATGCCCCGGAAACCGGGGCGGCGCGCGCGCTAGAGCGCGTAGAACTGGCGCACGTCCACGATCACGATCGGCTCGTCCGATGGCGGGAACCACGGAAGTTCTGAGCCGTCGGGCAGGGCCGCCTCAGCGGCGAGGACCGCTTCAGCTCGGTGCCGCTCTTCGTCGCTCGACCACCGGTAGCACACGGCCATGCGGGAGCCAGAGCACACGTGCTGCCAGGTGCCCGGCTCGTAGAGGCGGGACTCGGTTGGCAGCCCGGCCGCCTTCGGGTCCGAGACGATGCGCTTGATGTTGTCGGCGGCGACGGCGCGCTCCACGGGCGGGAGGCGACGTATCGCCTGCACCGCGCGCGGCCCGACAGCGTACGGCCTCACGTCACTGGAGCCCGAGCAACCGGAGGGCCTCGTCGGACTCCTCAGGGTCCACCCCGCGCGCCAGGAGGGCACGGTCCGAGGTCGTCGTCATCCGTGCGTGCGCTTCGTCTGCCGAGAGGCCCATCCCTCGCGCGGTGTCGAGTGCGGCGCGCTCGCCGAGAGTCCAGAGCAGGTTGAGCTGCCACGGATCCCACTGGTCGCCGGAGTACGCGGCCGCGGAGAGGCCGGTCAGCGCTACGAGGGCTCCCGCCAGCGCAACAGTCACCTCGTCGTCGATCGCCGCGACCAACTCGAACACGTCGGGCCGCGGGGGCTCTGGCGGTGACACCGACGCCGAGTCGTCGCCCACAAGCAGCGCCAACCGCTCCACCAGATCCTCGAGGAGTTCAGAGGCCTGGAGGTTTCGAGGCGGCGGAGCCGGCCGCAGCTCGACTGCCATGATGCGTCGGTACAGCAGCGTGGCTGCCGGGGACCGGAAGATCTCGGCGAGTTCGGCGAAGAGTTCCGGGCGCGCGACGACCTTGAATGCGGCGCGGAACTCCGGGTCACTCGAGGCGCGGCGAAGCGGTTCGGTCATCCCGAACGTCACGTGGCGGAGGCGGGCCAGCATCTCGGCTGGCGTCTCGTCGCCACGGCCGAAGATGAGGTCCACCACGGCGGCGAACCTCGCCGGTTCACCTGCAAGGGCGCTGGGGAGGATGGCCTGGGCGTAGGTCATGGCGAGAGCGAAGCTCCCGAAAGTCTGAGGAGATTATCGGGACGGCGGCGTCACGCGCAACTGAACGGCCGGGTGCACGAACCGGTTGGCTGGCGGGCAACCTGGTTTTTCTGCAGTAAACACGCGGCCGCTCGCCTCCTTCCCTGCCCCCCCGCAGAGACGTCTAGCGGAGCGAAAGCCCCGCAGGGTAGCGGCGCACCTCAGCACACCAGTTCCTCGCGCCGCTCACGGACCGCGTCCCAGAAATCGGTCTCGTGGACGATCGTGAGCCGCGCGCCCTCGCGCCGGAGCGCCATCGCCGCCTCGACCTTGCGGCCATAGCACGAGTACGCCCAGTGCGCGTTCCCTTCCGCCGCGACCACGAGGTAGTCGAGGTCGCTCACCACGCGTAGGTGGGGGCGCCCGCCGAGTTCGGCGATGATGGTCTCCATCTCGCGCCGTGACTTCCGGGGCGAGGTGCCGGTGACGCAGAAGAGCTTGCCGATGAACTCGACGTCGGGCGCAGCCGCACACACGCCGGCGCGGATGAGGTCCTCGTCGTAGGGCGACTCGAGGATGAGCCCGTTCGTCGAGCGCAGGAAGTCCTGGGTGAACGCGACGAGGAAGCGATGCTCGTCCTCGTCGATGCGCTGGTCACTCAGGACGTGCGTGATGAGGCTCTCCACCTCGTCGTACGGCCACGCGCCCTTCAGGTGCTCGGCCTTCTCCATCCAGTCCTGGAGCCCTAGCAGTTCCACCTCGGACACGACGCCGTCCGCACCGATGCCGGCGAGGATGCCGTGGAGGCGCTGCATGTCGTTGGTGGCGACCGCGTAGAACCCGCCGCCCGTGAGCAGCTGGCCACAAGAAGTAGAGCAGGTCCGACCGCTCCTCGTCGTCCAGGACGCCGTCAGCGGCCGCCTCGCGCACCCGCTGCTGGGCCTCGCGCATCGCACGCGGCGGGCACCAGTTGAGGTCGCGCTCACACCACGCCTCGAGCGCGCGCGCCTCCGAGGGAACGATCTTCCCGTCCATCGCGATGCCGCGGATGAGCCCCTCGAGTTCGCGGATGTCGCGGTCGCGGTTCTGTCGTCCCGTGAACCGCTCGTAATCCTCAGGCTCGGCCATGGCCCCCTCCGGCTCAGCCCGGAAGGCTCCCACCTTCACCGCGCGTGCGTCCACCCCTCGTCTCTGGCACGAACACCCGCGCAGCGCGAAAACCTGAGCGGTCTGTGGTTCTGTCGTGCGGAGGCTGGTGAGAGGGTCGCCACAGGCGCCGCGTCTGCTTCTCCTCGACGACAGCGAGGCGGGCAGGCGACGACGGCCCCGGTTCACTGGCGGGTGCCACCCTTGTCCGCCGCGCGCCGCTCCTTCCGCGCGGGTCGGGGCACGTACTCCCGAAAGTAGTCTTGGGCGGGGTCTTCGTTCAGGAGTTGAGCCGGGTCGATCTGGAACGTGTCGCTCACCCGTTTCGCCACCCCGGCTGACACGCCGCGCGATCCCTGAAGGATCCGGGTCAGGTTCCCCTGGTTCATCCGGAGCTTCTCGGCCGCGGCGGTGACGCCGAGTTCACGGCGCTCCATCCGCTCGCGGATCCACGCGCGAACGCGGTCTTCAACCTCGCGATCTTCGTCCCGCTTCTTCCCCACGCGGACGACAGTACAGAAGAGCGCCGGTTCTGTGGGCATGCCATGCCTATTGACATTCATGCCATCAGGCATGAGTATGCCGTCCATGACGCTCGCGGAGTGGATGGAGAAGGCCGGGGTCTCGCAGGCGGCGCTCGCCGCCCGTGTCGGGATCTCTCAGGGCCAGGTGTCGCGGCTGGTCGCCGGTCGGCGAAGCCCCGGTCGCCGGGTCGCCCTGGCGCTCGAGCGCGAGACGGGCGGGGAGGTGAAGGCGGCCTCGTGGGACGAGCCCAGAGGGAAGCGGAAGCGGCGGCGGCGCGGGTCGGTTCGTCACGCTCGCAGCGTCGCTCCACTGGCGTCGAGCATCTAGCGGCAGTCCTCACTGAACGTTCGGAGGGGCAGCACATGGACGCGATGGAGCGAGCGGTGGCGCGGTCGATGGACCGGGCGATCCGGGGCGGGGGTGCGGGGGCGACGCGGGTGGCGGCGCTGATGGGCGTCTCGCGGTGCTCGGTCGATGCGTGGTGTGCGGGCCGCGCGATCCCGGCGCACCAGCTCCTCGGGCTGGCCGCGACGCTGCTCGAGGAGCCGGAGCTGCGCGAGAACGGCCTGGCGCTGGTGTCGGACCTCCTGCGCCCGCTGGGCCTGGACGCGGTCCCGCTGCCGACGCCGATCCCGGACTCGAGAGCCGAGCACCTCGTGATGCGCGCGGCGGCGGCGGCGGGCGAGCTCGCGGCGGTGACGGACAAGGCGCTCGAGGACCGGAGGGTGGACCACGTCGAGGCCTGCGACATCGAGCGCGCTGGCCTGCGGGTGCAGCGGATCGGCGCGGAGAGCGTCGCGCTGGCGCGCGGCATCCAGCTCGCCGGCCCGCAGCGCCGGCTCGAGGGGGTACGGTGATGCTGCGCGACCTGCTCCTCATCGCCATCGGGTTCCTCTTCGGGGTGTGCCTGATCGCGATCGTCTACGGGCTGCTGGCCGAGCAGCGCGAGCGCCTTCTCGCCCGCCCTCCGCGCTGGAGCCCGCCCGCCCCCGGCGCGCACGCTGGGGCCGAGGCGACGGGCCCGCAACGGCCGATGACGGGCTCGCCCCGCCGGCTGACCCTTCTCAAGGGCGGGGGATCGCGGTGACCCGGGAGGAGAGGATCGCGGCGATGGTGAGGGCCGCTCGGGCGGCGCTGGAGCGGTTCCGGCGCACGAGGCGGCTCGCGGCGTGGTGGCCGGAGCTGGCGCCGCTCAACCCGGTGGAGGTCGCGACGGTCAAGGCGTCGCTGAGGGACATCATCGTGTGGGAGTGCACGCGGCCGGGTCCGTTCCGGCAGATGGTGCTGGCGCTCGTCGCGATGGCGGTGGTCGGCGCGTGCGCGCCGTCCGGCACGCCGGCGAGGCAGGCCGGCGACGACTTCGCAGGAAGGGCCGTGCGGCCGGCCCACGAGCCCGGGGAGCTGGTCGTCCCCCCTCGCAGCGCCCGGGCAGCCGCACTTCTTCGCATGGCTCTCTCCCCGGAGGATGCCATGCGCCCGGCCGGGGAAAGCCCGGCCAACTCTTACCCCAGGAGGACCCCGGGCCCGGTGGCGGGCGCTGTCGAAGGGTCCGCACGAGGCAGCACCGCCGGGTCGCACCTGGCGGAGTCGGGCACGCCGCGGGTGCGGGGAGTCGCTCTCCTCCCGCGCGGCGTGGCGGTGGCAGTCGAGGCCGGGCGAGGGGCCACCACCTCCCCGGCCGCCGCGAAGCTGCTCGATCAGCTCGACGCGCTCCAGGCGCGGGCTGACCGGCTCCTCGCGCGTCGCGTGCTGCCGTTCGACGCCGCGGCGGCGGCGCAAGACGCCTGCCTCGACGGCGTGGGCTCGGTGTCGTTCCGGGGTGACGAGGTGGTGGTCCGGTGTCGGCAGACGCCGAGGCTGCCGGTTCAGCGGCCAGTCCCGTCCTCGATGATCGAGAGAGGTGCGCGCGAAACCGGATCGCGGCCGGCACCCCAGCTCTCGACCTCTGAGGACGTGGACGGGCCCGGCGCGCAGCGGGTCGAGGACCTCGCTCGCGCCGGGCTCGCCCTTGCTGGAGGTGCACCATGACGGAGAAGGCGAAGGCGGATTTCGAGCGGCACGCGGTGGCGCAGCGCCGGATGCAGAGCGGCGTCGCGCTCGAGGAGGTGGACCGCGCGCACAAGCACCTGCGCGTGGGCGTGAACACCGCGCTGGTGGACCAGGGGAGCCTCGCGCGGCTCCTCATCGCGAAGGGCGTCATCACCGAGGAGGAGTTCGCCGCGGCCCTCGCCGACGGGATGGAGGCGGAGGTGCGGCGGTACGAGGCGCTGCTCGGCGCGAACGTGAAGCTGGGGCCGGCGGGCGACCTCCCGACCGGGAGGGACGCGTGAAGCCTACGAGCCCCGCCGTCGCATACACCCTGCTCGTGCCGCAGCTCGCCGCGGCGGGCCGCGAGGTCGGCTACGCCATCGCGGTGCACGGGTCGATGGCGCGCGACCTCGACATCGTCGCGGTGCCGTGGACCGAGGAGGCGGTGAGCGCCGAGCGGCTCGTCATGCATCTCATGGCCGCGGTCGACGGGCGGCTTGTCAACGCGAGCCGGTTCAAGGGCAAGGACGCGGACGGGAAGGACCAGTGGGAGGACGCGCCCGCCTCCGTTCCCACACCGAAGCCGCACGGCCGCCTCGCGTGGTCGATCCACGTCGGCCACGGCGGCCTCTACGTCGACGTGTCGGTGATGCCCCGCCTGCCCGCCGCCAGCGAGAGGGTCGGATCGTGATGGGCGCCGAGAGCCACCCGGCGAGCCGCCAGGTCACGATCGTCTACACGGTCCCGAACCTCCAGTCGTCGGGCCGCGCGCCGACCGTCACGGATGCGGCCGCCGCGGAGCAGCTTCGGGCGCGCCGCGCGAAGGCCAAGGCTGCCCGGCGCGCCCGCAAGGCGCAGCGCAGGAGGGCGCGGTGAAGCTCACCGAGCTGAAGCCGCAGCTCTGGGCGGAGCCCGGGCGCCACGGCCAGGGGCTGGTCTTCCTCTGCCCGCACTGCGCGACGACGTACATCTGCGTGGCGTTCGCGAACCCGCTGGATGGCGGAGCGCCGTGGGACATCGGCACGCACGACCGGCGGCCCATCTCGAAGCTGTGGAACCTGCTCTACGGCCCGCTCGTCGAGGGCAGGTACCAGGGCGGCGTGCTCCAGGCGGGCACGGCGGTCATCCCTCCCGGCTTCCTGTGGCAGCGGACCGGCGAGACGTTCGACGACCTCTCGCTCTTTCCCAGCATCGACGCGTCGGCCGCGGGTTGCTGGCACGGTTTCGTCGTGAACGGAGGGATCCAGTGAACCCCATCGACTTCCCCGAGGCGAACCGCACGTTCGGCAAGCCGGCCGGCATGACGGACGAGGAGTGCCAGCCCCTCCGCGTCCACGACAGCGGGGAGGGGTACATCTCCTGCTGGAGGCCGACGGACGAGGAGCGCGCCGCGGTGGCGGCGGGCGGCCCCGTCTGGCTGTGCGTGGTGGGCCGCGGCCATCCGCCCGTGTGGCTCGACGGACGCCCGAACATCTTCCAGGGCGGCCCGCCGCCCGTGGACGCGCCGCCCGACAGGCCGACGCGCTACGCGCTCACGCGCGAGCGGGAGGAGGCGATCCAGAAGGCCTTCACGCACCACCCGCCCGCGGGCGACCAGCCCTCGCGCTACCAGGCGCTCCGGCAGGACGCGCTCTTCCTCGCCCTCACGATCGCGCAGCTGACGCCGCCCGGGCGCGAGCAGGACCTCGCGCTGGCGAACCTCGAGCAGGCGGTGATGTGGGCCAACAGGGCCATCGCCTGCGGGGAGTCGCGATGAGCGCGCTCGAGGTGGTGGTCGAGCAGACGTGCGCGGGCTGTCGGTTCTGGAAGCGCGCGAGCGGCGCCTCCGTGGGCTACTGCCACCGCCGGGCGCCGTCGATCGGCCGGCTCGGCCGCGGGGTCTGGCCGGAGACGCGGGAGTCGGACACGTGCGGGTGCTGGAAGGCGCCCGAGGTCGCAGCGCCGGCGTCGCCCACGCCGGTCGCGCCCGTGGAGGCGGCGTAGCCATGCCGGCGCTCGTCTTCGGCCAGGCGCTCTCACTCGACGAGACGGCCCGGGTGTACCGGACCGCCGCGCAGGGGTTCTGCTCGCGGTCAGACCTGGTGGGGCCCAGCGGCGTGAACCCTTCCGCCTGCGGTGTCCCGCGGAGCACGTGCGCGAGCTGCCGGCTCGCCGCGCACTGCGAGGTCCGGCAGGACGACCCGCTCGCCGCGGCGGAGGCGCGCCGGCACGCGGACGCGTGGTGGGCGGCGTCCGGCGAGCAGCGCCCGAGCACCGAGGACGAGGGCCTGGCGGAGGTCTGGGACGCATGAACCGCTTCCTGGCCACCCCCACGCCCGAGGACCGCCAGGCGGAGCTCGTGGAGTGGCTGCGCCTCTTCCCGGCCGCGGACGGGCTGTGCTGGGCGCGGCCGTGCCCGCTCTGCGGCTCGATGGTCACGGACCCGACGCGCCACCTGGCGCGGGCGCACGGAGCCGCGCGCGCGTGACCGCCCGCGCCGCCAGCGCGCCCGCTCAGGGGCTCCTGGACCTCCGCCCGCCGAAGGCTGGGCGCCCGGTCCGCGTGCGCCCCGTCGAGGAGCGCGTGAAGGCGGCGCTGCGCCGGGTGGTGGAGGGGCGTCACGTCGGCCGCGACCACGCTGCGACGTGGGAGCAACTCGTCGACGAGCTCGCCGCGGAGGGCGTCGAGGTGAACCACGTGCGGCGACTGCAGGAGGCCGCGTCGGACCTGCGGCGCGTGGACAAGGTGGCGATCGTCGGGCTCTCGGGCGTCGGGGTCTTCCTCGTGGCGGACGACCAGGACCGGAAGCTCGCGGCCTCGGAGCGGGTGAAGCGGCTGCGCGCGGAGGTGCAGGAGCTCGAGGCGCTGGACCGCGCGCTCTACGAGCGGATCGCCGGCGCGCTGCCGATGGAGGACGCGGCGTGATCCCGACCTTCCCACCGCTCCCGACCGTCCCCGGCGGCTTCGGCGCCATCACGTGCGACTGGCCATGGCGGTTCCGCGACAAGGGCTCCCGCCTGGCTCCGGACCAGGGGGAGAAGCTCGCTCGCGCGCGCGGGTACGAGACCCTGGAGGCGGCGCGCTCGGTCGATCTGCCCGTGGGAGACATCGCCGCGCGGGACTCGTTCCTGTTCCTGTGGACCACCGACTCGCACCTCCTCGACGGTTCGGCCGGCGCGCTGGCGCGCTCGTGGGGCTTCGTGCCGAAGCGGGCGTGGACGTGGGTGAAGCGGACGCCGCCGAAGGCGGACCTGCGCGCGCTCCTCCAGGACGTGCACCACCTGCTCACCTTCGCCGACGACGAGCGCTTCGCCGACGCGGCGCGGCCGATGCGGAAGCTCATCAGGGACGGCCTGCGCGTGACCAAGGGCGAAGACCAGGGCGGCCGGCTCGCCTTCGGCGGCGGGCACTACGTCCGGACCGCCCACGAGCTGGTCCTCATCTGCCGGCGCGGCCGGGCGAAGTTTCTGGTGCACGACGAGCGGAGCGTGTTCTTCGCGGCGCGGCGTAAGGGCGGCACGGGCGAGGTCCACTCGACGAAGCCGGTCGAGTTCCTCGCGAAGGTGGAGCGGGTCGCGCCCGGCCCGTACTTGGAAATGTTCGCGCGCACGTCGGGCCGGCCTGGGTGGCGGGCGTGGGGCGATCAGCTCCCGGGCGCGGGCGCGGGCGCGGGGAGGGCCGCATGAGGGCGCAGCATCCTGGCCGGTGCGCCTGCGGCTGCGGGGCCACGTACCCCGTGGGCACGGAGATCCTGCGCTCGCCTTCGGGCGCGTGGGTGCGGGCCTCGTGCGGCGGCGCGGGGCGCCGCTACCCGCCGCCGGGCTCGGCCGAGGAGATCCTCGACGTCCTCGCGCGAGCTCGCGCTGTGCGGGACACGGCGGAGGAGGCGGAGCGGATCCGCGAGAAGTGGGCGGCGCAGCAGGCAGCGAAGCCGTCAGCGGCCCCGGGCGTTGGAGCCGGGCCCTTGACCGACCGCAGCGAGGCCTCCGGGAGCAGCACGGCACCCGGCGCCCAGGTCGGTTCCAAGGCCCGTCTCGAGCGCCCGCCGCCGCCGGCCGCGCCCCGTCCGAAGCTCGGCCTCTTCATCGGGGAGGGCGCGTAGATGGCGCGCGAGGCGAAGACGAAGGCGGCCCCGGCGCCGATGACCTTGGAGCGGCTGCGCCAGGTCCTCGGCACGTTCCGGTACACGTCAACCACGGAGTCCCGCCTGGCGGACGAGATCGCGCACGTGCTCTACCAGCGGGGGGTGCGGTTCGACCGCGGCGTGGCGCTCGCGGTCGATGCCGCGCCGGTGGACTTCCTCATCGAGGGGTTCGCGGTGGCGGTGCGCCTCGAGGTCGATGCGGCCCAGCTCGAGCGGTACGCTCGGAGCAAGCGCGTGGTGGCGCTCCTCGTCGTCACGCGCTCGCCGGCGGTGCCCGCGAAGCTCGGTGGCAAGGCGGTGTCGGTGCTCCCGCTACCAGGGAGGGCCGGGTAGGTGGCGCGCGCGAGGCCGGAGAAGCCGCTCACCGAGGCCGAGCTCATCGTGCTGCTGCGCGACCGGTTCGCCGCGCCCGAGTACGCCTTCATGCCGCACGTGCGGAACGGGACCGGCTACACGCGCAGGACCACGCGGACGGCCGACGCGCTCGCGATGAGCCTCTGGCCAAGCCGCGGCCTGGACCTCCACGGCTTCGAGCTGAAGAGCTCCCGGGCCGACTGGCTCCACGAGAAGGATTACCCGGAGAAGGCCGAGGAGATCGCCCGGTTCTGCGACCGGTGGTGGCTCGTCGTCGGGCGCGAGGACATCGTCCAGCCCGGCGAGGTTCCGACGACCTGGGGGTTGCTCGTGCCCCGCGGCGGGAAGCTCGTCGTGGTGAAGGAGCCGGACAAGCTCGACGCGAAGCCGCTAGACCGGGCCCAGCTCGCCGCCATCCTGCGGAAGGCCGCGGAGTGCGTCGTGCCGAAGGCCGAACTCGACGCCGAGCGCCAGCGCCAGGTCGAGCAGGCGGGACGCCTCGCGGAGGAGCGGCTCGAGCAGGCCGTGCAGTCGCGGACGCGGCACCTGGAGAACGCGCTCGATGACCTGCGAACGCGCGTGGGCGAGTTCGAGAAGGCCTCGGGCGTGTCGATCGGCGCGCGGTGGGAGTCGGGGCGCATCGGCAAGGCGGTGAAGTTCGTCGCCGACGGCGGCCTCTTGAACGTCCAGGCGTCGATGGAGGGCTGGCGGCGACGGGCGCACGAGATCGCGCGTGTGCTCGACGAGCAGCTCGCCGACGTGCCCAGCGACGCCGCGCGCACCGAGGCGGAGGCGTGATGCCCGAGCCGACGTACATCGACCAGGGCGCGACGTTCGGCGGCGAGGGCGCCTGCTACCGGTACCGCCTCTGGCGCGTCTGGGACCTCGACCTGCCGCGCGTCGCGTTCGTGATGCTGAATCCCTCGACGGCCGACGAGCGCGTGCTCGACCCGACCCTGCGCCGCTGCCTGGGGTTCGCGCAGCGATGGGGCTGCGGCGCGTTCGAGGTGGGGAACCTGTACGCGCTGCGGTCGACGGACCCGGCCGGCCTGCGCGCGGTCGCGGACCCAGTCGGCCCGCTGAACGACGAGTACCTGGTCCGGATCGCCGAGGACGCGACGTACGGCGTCGTGGCGGGGTGGGGCTCGAACGCCGATGACGAGCGGGCGGCTCACGTGCTCGGGCTGCTCCGGCGGTACCGGAGCGTCTACCGGCTCGGCAGCCTGACCGGCGCGGGGCACCCGCGGCACCCGCTCTACCTGCCGGGAGACCTTCTGCCGACGCTCCACGGCGAGGGGAGGGCTGGGTAGATGGCGCGGGCGAAGCCGGAGACGCCGGCCCGGGGGATGACGCAGTCGGGTGGTCTACTGGCTCAGGCTGAAACCACCACCAGGGGGGGGTAGAGCGTGGGCAAGCGCGCATCGATCAGCACCAGAACGCGGTTCGAGATCTTCAAGCGGGACGGCTTCAAGTGCGTCTACTGCGGACGGACGCCGATGGAGAGCCCGCTCCACGTCGACCACGTGGACCCGGACTCGCGCGGAGGGCCGACGGAGCCCGGGAACCTCGTCACGGCGTGCCAGGACTGCAACCTCGGGAAGAGCGACGTGCCGCTCGACCAGCGCGCCTTCCCGAGCAAGCTGGAGCCTGAGCAGATCATCGAGCACGCCGAGCAGATCAAGGGCTACCTGGAGGCGCAGCGCGTCCTGGTCAAGGCGAAGAGCTCGGTCGCGGACGAGGTGCTCGCGTACTGGGAGGAGCGCGTCGGTTCGATCCCGAGGGACCTTCCGTCGCGTCTCCCGCGGATGATCGAAGAGTGGGGCGTCGCGAAGCTGTGCGAGGCCATCGACATCGTCGCGGCCCGCTGGGCCGGTTACGGCGGCGCGAGGCCCCTGAAGTACCTGCACGGCATCCTGCGCAACTGGCGCGAGGACGCGTCCGGATCGGTCCAGGCTCCCGACGAATCGGTCAGGTGGGATCCGCCCGCGGAGCCGGCCCCTGAGCCGTCTGCGCCGCCCGCGTACTCGGTCGAGTGTCCTGCGTGCGGTAACAGCGGTCCGGCGGCCGAGGTCTACGAGCACGCCGGGCCAGGGAAGGACCCGAGGTGTCGGCGCTGCAAGCGCTGGCGGTGGCCGCAGTTCACCAGGTGAAGGGAGTCGAGCCGGATGGCAAGGCAGCGGACGATCACGCCGGGCTTCTTCAGGAACGAGGATCTCGGGGAGTGCGGCCCTCTCGCGCGGCTTCTGTTCGCCGGCCTGTGGTGCTGGGCGGACCGCCGCGGGCGCCTCGAGGACCGCCCTCGCCGGCTGAAGGCGGAGATCCTTCCGTACGACGACGGCGACGGCGAGTCGATGGTCGCGGAGCTCGCCGCGCGCGGGCTCGTGCGCCGGTACGAGGCTGGTGGTCAGCGCGTGCTGCAGATCGTCAACTTCGATAAGTACCAGAAGCCCCATCCTAGGGAGTCACCCTCGACGCTCCCGGACGAGGCGGGGCGCGTTGATGCCGCGGTCGGCTACGCCCCCGGGGGAGCCGAGGGCGCGCCCAAGGCGAACCCAGGGGGCGACCCAGGCGCGACCTCGGGCGCGCCCCTGGGCGACCATGGGGCTGATGGCGGTGCGCCCCGGGAGGCGCCAAGCCCGTCTAGCTTCTTGCTTTCTTGCTCTCTCGGTTCTGCTGCTGCTGCCCGTGAGCGCGCGAGCGCGCGCGAGGACGAGCAGCCCGACTCGGTCCCGGAGGCCGCCGGCACGCCGGACGGTCCCCCCCCCTCCGCTCCGGCGGCGGTGGTCTCCGGGACCGACCCCGACGCGGCGCCGGGCCCGCGTCAGCCGGCGGAGGCGCGCGCCCCGCGCGCACGCCGCGGCGAAGCTCCCGCGAGGGAGCAGGCCGACGAGGCGCCCCAGCGTCCCGTGCTCGTGGTCGATCGCGTCGAGCTCGGGCCGCTGGGAGCCGAGTACCGGGCCCGGGTCGAGCAGGATCTCGGGGTGAGCCTGGCGCTCGCCGCGCGCGGCCGCGAGGCGGTCCGGGACGAAATCGAGCGGCTGCTCACCGGCGGGGTCGAGCCGGCGGTGGCCTGGACGGTCCGCACCGTGCGCGAGCGCGCCCGGTCGGGCGGCCCGCTGCCGGGGTCGGTGGCGTACCTGCTGCCGATCCTGCGCTCGATGCCGGCCTCGGCCGCGCCCGCGGACCCCTGGGCCGCCGCGCTCGAGCGGGCGCCGGAGCTGCTCGGGACGCAGGCCGCCCAGGCGCTGCGCCAGGTCGGCGGGGTCCGGGGCACCTGGGACGGGACGGTGCTCGTCCTGCAGGGCGACGGGGCGCACTACCTCGGCGTCCGCCTCGGCGAGGTGGTCGAGCAGCTCGTGCACGCCGTCCACGGGGCGCGCGTCCGGTACGACACGCCGCAGCTGGCGGCGGGAGGTGGTGCATGAGGCTGCTCCGGATGCTGCTCGCGTGGGTGGGCTGGACGCCATGGGACAAGACGGCGACGCGGGAACCGTGGCCCGAGGCGCCGATACGGCGTCCGGAGCGGCTCGTCGCCGGCGGCACGATCGCGAGGGCGCCGTGACCGTCATCCGCTTCGAGGTCCCGGGCAAGCCGGTGAGCACGAACCAGGCGTACCGGCACGCCGTCCGTCGCGGGCGCTCGATCTCGATGCTCACGCCGGAGGCCATGGCCTACAAGTCGCGGCTCATCGCTGCCGCCAGGGCCGCGCACCGGCGCGCGGGCGCGCCCGCTGCGGTCGAGGGTGGCGCCGTCGTCGGCGTCCGGTTCGTGTTCCCGACGATGGGGAGCGACGCGGACGGACCACTCAAGCTGGTTATCGACTCCGTGGCGAGCGGCACGCGGTCGCTCCGGGGCGCGGGGCTGATCGTGAACGACACCCGGGTCCGTCGACTGGTGGTCGAGAAGGCCGACGCGGACCGGGCGCGCCCGAGCACGTCCGTCGCGGTGGCGGGTGCGGACGCACCCCGGTGCCCGTCCTGCGGCTGCGTGTGCGGCAGCCTGCTGCCGGAGGGAGTCGCTTCGCCGTGACCCGGGACGACGTCCTCCAGGAGCTGTTCGACTGCGAGCGGTTCGTGAACCTCTTCCCGGAGGGGATGCCGCTCCGAGCCTGCCTGCGCCGCCAGGATGAGCGGCGCACCGAGGTGGTGGTGCTCCGGAAGGCGAGGCCGGAGCACGGGATCCGGGCCAAGACGGAGAACAGGGACGCGGGCCCGGTGCACCCGTTCTGCGCGACCGAGTGCGAGCTCGGGCGGGCGAACCGGGCGCGCGTCGATGGCGCGGCCGCCGCCGCGACGCCGCGCGCCGGGGCCGAGGAGCAGGCGCGGCCCGGGCGCATCTGGTCGGGCGAGGTGCCTGAGGTGCCCATCGGCGGCCCGCCGGGCACCGGCGCGCCGGAGAGGGCGATGCCGCCGAACTGGACGCTGAGCGGCGACGCCCGGCGCCGCGAGACGAAGCACGAGACGCCGGCGACGCCGGCCCAGGCCGCGCAGGCCACCACCGAGGAGGACGAGATGCTGAAGCGGAAGCCGCTGGAGTGTTGCGGGAGCCTGGGGGGAGCGCACAGGGCGGGGTGCGAGAAGGCGGGCGGGTCGAAGCCGAAGGCCGGCGCCGCGCCCGCGCCCCCGAAGCAGGCGAAGGGGCCGCGCTCGCTCGCCGAGGTGGCGGCGCGCAGCCAGGCCCGCGCGCAGTCGACGAGCGTCGCCGTGAAGGGGCTCCCGCCCGTCGCCGAGCTGCCGGACGAGTACCTCGAGTCCGCCGTGCAGGAGCTGCAGGCGCGCGCCACCCGGCTCCGCGAGGAGGCCGCGCGCGAGCAGCGCGAGAAGCTCGACCGCGCCGCGCGCCTCGAGGCGATGCTCGGTGTCGCCCGGGCCGAGGACCAGGCGGCGTGAGCGCGACCCCCGAGCGTGCAGCCCGCGAGGGCGACCAGCAGCTCCCCACCGAGGGAAGGGGCGACGTCATCCTCTCCCTGGTCCGATCGGTGCCGGCGCAGCTGCTCGAGCGTCGCGCTACCGGCGTGAGGCGGTACGGGAGGCCGCTCGAGACCTGGAACGGCCGCGACGCGCACCGCGACCTGCGCGAGGAGCTGCTCGACGCGCTCGCCTACAGCGAGCAGGCGGCGCAGGAGCGCGCGGACCTGGAGGTGGAGCTGGCGGCTGCGCGCGCCGACGTGGCTCGGCTCTCCGCGGCGCTGGGGCAGGAGCAGCGCCTGAGGGGCGAGACCGAGGCGACGTGGGAGGCCGAGGCGCTGCGGCTCGCCGTGGCGCGGGACGAGGCGAGCGCCGACCTGGCCCAGGCGCGGGCTGAGCTCGCGCTCGAGGTCGCGGCGCGCAAGGCGCTCGAGGAGCGTCTCGGGCTCGCCGTGGTGGGCGGGTAGGGGAGCGGCGGAGGGGCGATGCTCAAGGTTCCGGCGTCAGCGGAGAGGGCGATCTGGGGGCTCGTGCGGGCGTGCATCTCCGCGGGCGGGCACCTGCGGCGGGTCGCGGAGGGGCTGCACGACGAACTGCGGCCGGCCAGCGAGGGATCGCCGCCGGCGTTGCCGGGGCAGCTCGCCCTCTGGGTCGTGGACGGCGACGGCCTGCCGCCGCGGCCCTGGCGGCTATCGCCTGACGACGTGTTCAACTGCATCACCCTTGGCTGCCGGATGTCGGTGCGGGAGTGCGTGAGGCGGCAGATGGTCACCGACGCGCAACGCATGGACCAGGGAGGCCGCAAGAGCCAGTGGGCGTCTCGTGGCCAGGGGGGCGACTTCCCGAGCTGCGACACCAAGAAGTGCGCCCAGGGCAGGGGCAACCGTCAGGCTCTTGCCCCGGCCGCCGGCGTCGAGTGGAAGGGAGCCGGCCCGGGCGGCCGCTGTCTTCCAGAGCGGCCGCGTGCCGAGCGCGAGGCTCAGAAGGCGGCCCGGATGAAGCTGGGGCGAGTCGGGCTGCTCGACGAGTTGCGGGTGCTCGACCTCAGTGAGGACCCATCGCCCGAGTCCGAAAGAGCCGGACCCACAAGAGCGGTGGAAGGATAGGGGGCATGAAGGCCTCACTCGACACACGCGGAGCCTGGGTCTGGAGAGGCCGGGCCCAGTCCGCCATCGAGCGCTCGGTCCGGATGGCGGGGTCCTCGGCACTGCGGGCGATGAAGGCCGAGGCGAACCGACACGTGCGGGCTCGCAAGAACGTGAAGCTCGCCGCCATCTCCAAGGTCCTGACGCTGACCTTCCCCGACAACGCCAAGAAGACCACGCTGCGCTGGTCGCTCGCCGTGAAGGACGTGCCAGCACCGGTGGCGGCCTATCCTCACCGGCAGACGCGGCGCGGCGTCAGCGTCCAGGTCAACGTAGGCTCGAGGTCCCTCATCCCCTCAGCGTTCGTGGCGACGATGAAGAGCGGGCACCGAGGCGTCTTCATGCGATACGGCCAGGCTTCCCGAGCCCCCACGCAGCGATACAAGGGGAACTCGCGCTACGCAGGGCAGAAGCGCCAGCCGATCCGCGAGGTCTTCTCCAGCCGCATCATCGACGTGTTCGATGACGAGGGCTTCCTCCCTGCCCTGACTACCAAGGCACGCGACGAGTACGTCAGGACATTCGAGCGGGTCTTACCTTTGAACACGGGGCGCGGCCGGTAATGGCAAGCATTGTGCCAACCCCCACAGGCGTGGGTCCTTCCTACCCGGGCCCCGGCGCGGGTGCGCAGAAGCGCGATTTTCGACTAGCGACCAGTCATTTCAGGTGTTTACAGAGACCGTCAACCCAGGCATCAACCGCGTCAACCCGGCGAGTGACAGCCGGATCGGTCGTAACTCGCCGCATTCCAATGGTTATTGGAGCAGTGCAAATCTTTCCCACACCATGAGCACCGCCGCCGGGCCACTGTCCCTTCGGGAGTACGCGAAGCACCGCGCGGAGTTCGGGCTCGTGGGCGCGACGGCCCAGGCGGTCTCCAAGGCGATCGAGCGCGGGCGGCTGGTCCGGAGCGTGGTGCGGGACCACCGGGGCCAGCCGAAGATCTCGGACCCCGTGCTTGCCGACCGCGAGTGGGCGGACGGCACGGACCACTCGAAGGCGCCGGCGTCCGTGAAGGAACGCGCCGCGGTGCGCCCGTCCTCGGCGGCGGCCGCCGAGCTGCCCCCCCGCCCCGCCGTCCCGCGCCGCCAGTCGGTCGTGCCGGTGCCCGACGCGTTCGCTCCATCCGTGGACGCGGACGACGGCGGCGCCGCCGTGCCGCCGGACGACGAGCTCTCCCTCACGCTCGAGTCCGCCCGAGAGAAGTTCTGGAAGGCGCGGACCGCCGAGCTCGACTACCGGAAGCGCGCCGGCGAGCTCGTCGAGGCGAAGGAGCTCGAGGGGCGGCTCGTGGATCTCTTCTCGGGGTGCCAGAAGAAGCTGCTGGGCGTTCCTTCGCGCGCGCGGCAGCAAGACCCGACCCTCACGCCCGCGCACCTCGCGCTCGTCGAGGAGCTCATCCGCGAGGCGCTCGAGGACCTTGCCTCGGCCGCGGCGGAGCTGGCGAGCGACGAGTCGCCCGCGGCGGCCGCCGCGGGTGGCGCATGAGCTTCGCCTCGGCCGAGGCGGTCATCGGGCGATCGATGCTCGCCTGGCGCCCGCCGCCACGCCTCTCACTGAGCCAGTGGTCCGACGAGAAGTTCAGGCTGTCGGCAGAGAGCGCGGCGGAGCCTGGCCCGTGGAAGACGCTCCCGTACCAGCGCGGGATCATGGACGCGATCACGGATCCGTCCGTCGAAGAGATCACGCTGATGAAGAGCGCGCGCATCGGCTACACGAGCATGATCAGCGCGGGCATCGGCTACCACATCGAGCACGACCCCTGCAGCCAACTCGTCGTGCAGCCCACCGTGGACGACGGGAAGGAGTTTTCGAAGGAGACGATCGCGCCGATGCTGCGCGACGTCCCGGCGCTCGCGAAGATCCGCGTGCGCGACTTCGAGGACAAGGGCGCGAGGGACGCGTCGAACACCCTCACGCACAAGGCCTTCCCCGGCGGGATCCTCTCCATCGCCGGCGCGAACAGCGGGACGGGCCTGCGGCGCAAGACGCGGCGGGTCGTATGGTTCGACGAGGTGGACGCCTACCCGGCCAGCGCCGGGAACGAGGGCGACCCGATCCAGCTCGGGAAAAAGCGCAACGAGACCTTCTGGAACCGGAAGACCGTCGCCGGGTCGACGCCTCTCATCGCGGGCGCCTCCCGGATCGAGGAGATGTTCGAGAGCGGCGACCAGCGCCGCTACTACGTCCCGTGCCCGCACTGCGGGCACATGGACTTCCTCACCTTCCGGGAGCAGACGGGCGAGGGCGCGCGCGGGCACTGGATGGCGTTCGACTCGAGTTCGCCCGAGGCGGCGTTCGCCACTGCCCACTTCGTCTGCCGGCGGTGCGGGTGCGAGATCCGCCACGAGCACAAGCGGTCGATGGTGGAGCGCGGCGAGTGGCGCGCCGCGAAGCCGTTCCGAGGTCACGCTTCGTTTCACATCTGGTCGGCCTACTCGTACAGCCCGGGCGCGTCGTGGGGCCACATCGCCAAGGAGTTCGTCGAGGCGAACAAGGGCGGCCCGGAGAAACTGCAGACCTTCGTGAACACGACGCTCGGCGAGACGTGGGTTGAGAAGGGCGAGGCGCCGGAGTGGCGGCACCTCTACGATCGGGCCGAGTCGTACGAGCGCGGCACGGTGCCGCCCGGCGTCGTCCTGCTCACGGCCGGCATCGACGTCCAGGCCGATCGCCTGGTCTACGAGGTGGTGGGCTGGGGCGAGGACCTGCAGAGCTGGTCCATCGACGCCGGCGTGATCCCCGGCGACACCTCGAAGCCGGACACGTGGGACGAGGCGGACAAGCTCATCGCGCGCACGTTCTCGGGCCCGGGCGGCACCTTCGCGGTCCGGTTCGTCGGCGTGGACTCCGGCTTTAACACGAGCCACGTGTACGCGTGGGCGCGCCGCCACCCCGGGCGCGTCATCGCGTGCAAGGGCGTCTCGGGGCAGCGGCTCATGCTGGGAACGCCCACGAGCGTGGACGTGAAGATCGACGGCAAGCGGATCGCCCGGGGCGCGAAGGTCTGGCCCGTCGGCGTCGACATGGTCAAGACGGAGCTCTACGGCTGGCTCCGCCTCGAGGCGCCGACGCGCGAGAGCGGGAAGCCGTACCCTGGGGGCTACTGTCACTTCCCGCAGCACGACGAGGCCTACTTCAAGGGGATCACGGCGGAGCAGCTCATCAAGGTGCGGACCAAGCGCGGTTTCGTGCGGCTGGAGTGGAGCGTCATCGGCGGCCGGGAGAACCACCCACTCGACTGCCGCGTGTACGCCAGGGCGGTGACGGCGCTCGCCCGGCTCGACCAGCACGCGGCCGCCGCCCGGGCGCGCGCGGCCGCGGCCGCGCCGCCGCCCGCTGAGGCGCAGGAGCCCGGCGACGCGCCGGCGCCGACGGAGGCCGCGGAGCCCTCTCCGGCGCCACAGCAGCCGGCGGAGGCGCCGCGGCCGCGCCCGGCGCCACCGCGCGGGGGCTTTGGAGGCGACAGGCCTCGGGGTGGGTGGTCGCGGCGCCGGTGACACGCCGCGGTTGGCAGATGGCGCGGAGCGGAGTGACCGTCCGAGTTGGAGGCGATCCGCCTCGCTGGAGGTCTACCCCGTGGCCGTGAGCCAGGCCGACATCGACGCGCTCGAGAAGGTGCTCGCCTCGGGCGTGCTGTCCGTCCGGTACCAGGACCGGACCGTCACGTACCAGAGCACCGAGGCCATGCAGCGCGAGCTCGCGCGGATGAAGCGCCAGCTCGCGGAGTCCACCGGCGCCAGGTCCCGGTACACCCGCATCGCCACGAGCAAGGGGCTCTAGCCGATGAAGCCGAGCGCGTTCGATCGCCTCCTGCTGAGCGTGGCGCCGGGGTGGGCCTACCGGCGCGCCCGGGCGCGGGCGCTCGCGCTGCGGCACTACGAGGCGGCCGCCATCGGCCGGCGGACGCAGGGCTGGATCCGGAGCATCGCCGACGTGAACGTCGCGGCGGCCTCGTCGCTCGCGCCGCTCCGGGCCCTCGCCCACGACCTCGTCCGCAACAACGAGTGGGCGCGCAACGGCCTCCGGGTCATCACGCGGAACACCGTCGGCTGGGGTCTCGTTCCGAAGCCGGTGGGCGGGTGGGGGACCAGCCAGCAGTACCGGGCCGCGTGGAAGGCGTGGGCCGAGACCACCCAGTGCGACGCCGACGGCAGGCTCACGCTGGCCGGCCTCCAGAAGCTCGCCACGCGCACCATGGCCGAGTCCGGAGAGGCGCTGGTGCGCCGCCGGTGGCGGCGGGCGGCGGACGGGCTCGCCCTGCCGATGCAACTCCAGATCCTGGAGCCCGACTACATCGACACCGCGAAGGACGGCATGACCGGGCAGGCCGGCGGGCCGATCCGACAGGGCGTCGAGTTCGACAAGCTGGGGCGTCGCGCCGCCTACTGGCTATTTCCGGAGCACCCGGGGTCGCCGTGGGCGACGGGGGAGAGCCGGCGCTACCCCGCCGCGGACATCCTGCACATGCTCGAGGCGGAGCGGCCGGGGCAGGTGCGCGGCCCGTCGTGGTTCGGCTCGGTGATCGTGCGCCTCCGGGACTTCGACGAGTACGAGGACGCGGTCCTGGTCGCCCAGAAGATCGCCGCCTCCTTCGCGGCGTTCCGGATCGGGAACGGCGAGGACGCCAGCTTCGGTCCGGTCACGACCGAGACGCAGCCGTCCGGCTCGAAGGAGCGGATCGAGTCGATCGAGCCGGGCACCGTGTACGACCTCGCATTCGGTGAGGACGTGAAGTTCTCGACGCCGCCCGCCGTTCAGGATCAGGGCTTCAGCCTGCGGACGCTGCGCCGCATCGCCGCCGGGCTCGGCGTGACGTACGAGGACCTGACGGGCGACTTCTCCAACGTCAACTTCAGCTCGGCGCGGATGGCGCGGCTCGCGCACTGGGCGAACGTGTACGACTGGCAGTGGAACACGCTGGTTCCGCAGTTCTGCGACGTCGCGTGGGCGTGGGCGATGGAGGCCGCGCAGGTGGACGGCCTGCTGTCGGACGCTCCGCCGGCCGAGTGGACTGCGCAGCCGATGCCGATGACCGAGGTCGATCGGGAAGCCCGCGCCAACACGCAGATGATCCGGTCAGGGCAGAAGACGCTCTCCCAGGTCCTCCGCGAGCAGGGCATCGATCCGGACGAGCACCTCGAGGAGTACGCCTCGGACATGGCGAAGCTGGACGCGCTGAAGATCTGGCTCGACAGCGACGTCCGCCGGGTCTCGGCCGCGGGCCTGACGCAGGAGCGCGTCGGGGGCGGCGGCGACGGGGGCGCCGCCAGCGAGGGCGACGCGGCGGGGGGCGAGGGGGATGGCTCCCGGTCGGGCGAGGGCGAGAGGGCAGGACCGCATCCGCCCCCCGTCGTCGTGAACATCGTCCCCGAGCCGAACATCGAGGGCCGGCTCGCTACTGCGGTCCGGTCCGTCGCTCGGGGGCAGCGAACCGTGAAGCTCACGCGAGACGAGCTGGGCCGGATCGTCGGCGCCGACGTCTCCGAAGGAGAGTGACATGCCGATCACCACCGGGCTCAGAGACGTCATGAAGCAGGTCGCGGCAGACGCCGTGTGCCCGTCGGGCGCCGTGCTGAAGTGCGCGCTCATCAAGGTCGGGGCGACCGGCACCTACGACGCCAACTACGGCTCGGCCTACGTCGCGGGGCTGGGGGGCGACGAGGTCGCGGCGGGCAACGGCTACACGCAGGGCGGCGTGACGCTCGGCGCGCGCACCGCGGGTCCGTCGGGCGGGCAGGGGTGGGTCGATTACCCGGACGCCGTCTGGACGGCGGTCGGCCAGCTCTCCGCGATCGGCGCGGTGATTTACGACTCGACCAACGCCAACAGGATCGTCGGGTTCGTCGACTTCGGCGGTACGAAGACGGCGACGGACGACACGTTCACGGTCCGCATCCCGGGCGACGGCGGGAACGGGCTGGTCCGGATCACCTGATGGCCCAGGCGAACGACAGCGTGCTCGTCACGCCGGGTACGGGCGCGACGATCGCGACCCACCTGGTCAACGGCAAGGAGCACCAGGCCGTGGCCCTCGTGGACGAGCGCGGGCACATCTACGGCACGGTGCCGACCTGGGTGCTCGCGACAGGGTTCGGCGCGAACGTCGCTGCGGCCCGGACCACGCACTTCGACATCTTCAACGCGGTCGGGTCCGGTGTCGTGCTCGAGGTGTGCGGCATCTACATTATCCCCGCCCTGGTCGCCGTGACCGGCGTCGGGCTCACGTGGGAGATCCTCCGCACAACCGCTGTCGGAACCGGAGGAACGCCGCTCACCCCCCGCTCCCGCGACACGGCGAACGCAGCACTCCCCGCGCAGGTCACGGCACGGAGCAAACCCACGGGCGGCGCAACGTCGGGCGACTTGCTCGGCTACGCGAACGGCACGAGCGAGGAGACGATCCCGTACGCGTCGCTGGCGTCGATCCTGAACCACGTCAAGGCGGGCGTGCCTGGCCTGAGCCAGAGCATCATCTTGCGCGAGGGGCAGGGGCTCAAGGTCGACCAGGTCACGAACAGCGCGGTGGGGACCACCGACGTCGAGCTCGTCTTCTGCGTGAGGTAGCGCGTGTCGCTTCTGGTCCTCCTGCGCTCGGAAGCGGGGCAGGCTGGGCAGCCGGTCGCCGTCGACGCGCCGGGGTTGTCGGCGGGGTCGTCCTTCGCGGCTGGCGCGCGCGGCGCCGCCGGATCGCGCGCCGGGCTTTCGGGCAGCGCCTCTCTGTCCGCTCAGGGGGGCGGCGCCGCGGCAGCGGCTGCGGCGCTTCCTGCTGCAGCTCAGACGGCTGCGGCAGGCCTGGGGGCGGCGAGTGGAGCCGTCGTCCTTTCCGCTGCGAGCGCCGTCGCGGGCGCCGCTGGCGCGGCTTCGAGCGCGGGCGCGCATCTCCCCCTCGCCGGAGAGCTGGCGTCCTCCGCGGCCGGAGCCGCGTCTTCGATCGCGCCGCTGGTCAGCTCCGGGCTGCTCGAGACCGGTGCCGCGGGCGCCGCAGCGGCGGTCGCCTCGACCGGATCCGCGGCGGCGCTCGATGCCGCGGCGGCCTGCCGCGTATCGGCCCCGGCGACACTCCAGCTCGCCGGGGACCTGGCAGCCGGCGCGAGCGGCGCAGGATCCCCCGCACCCGTCGCCGTGGACGCCGGCGGGCTCCTGGCCGTGGCCGTTCTGGTGGCGGACGTCGCGGAGCCGCAGCCGGGGCTGACGCCCACCGAGGCAGCGAGTGGCGGCGGGATGCGACGCCCAGCGCGCGGGTGGCAACCGGTCGTTGCGGCGGCGCCGACCGCGCGGCAGCCGGCGGCCGCGAGCGCGGTGTTCGCCTCGAGCGTGACGCTGGTGGCAAGCGGGAGAACTGCGGCGCGCGCGGGGAGCTCCGCGCAGAGCGGTCGCGCGACGCTCGCAGCCCGAGCCTCGGCCGCTGCGGCCGCGGCGGTCCGGCTCGAGGGCTCGGCGGCCGTCTCGGCGAGCGCGGCCGGCGCCGCACGGTCGGGCGGCGCCGCGCTCGCGGCGGCGGCGGCGGTGCAGGCCTCGCCCGTCGCGTCTACGGGGGACGACGCGGAGGCGCTCGCGCTCCTCCTGGCTCTCGCGGCGTAGCCGCTTGCAAAGCGACGCGCGCGGTGCAACCGCGTGATCGATGCCACCGACAGCCGCCACCGACGTGACGACGCGGAACATCCCGCCGCTCTCGCTGCGCGCGACCGTGCGCCCGGGCAGCGTCGACCCGGAGAAGCGCACCGCCGAGGTCGTCTGGACCACCGGCGCGCGCGTCATGCGGGGGTTCTGGGAGCGCTACTACGAGGAGCTCTCCCTCGACCCGAAGCACGTGCGGCTCGAGCGCCTGAACAACGGCGCGCCGCTGCTCAACGCTCACGACGGCTGGGACGCCAGGGGCGTGCTGGGCGTGGTGGAGGCGGGCAGCGCGAAGCTCGCCGGCAAGGAGGGCGTCGCGATCGTCCGGTTCGCCCGGGCCGAGGACGACCCGGAGGCGGACAAGGTCTTCCGGAAGGTCCTCGACGGCATCCTCCAGAACGTCAGCGTCGGCTACCGCGTCCACAAGATGGAGAAGGTGGAGGGCGGGGACGAGCAGATCCCGGTCTACCGGTGCGTGGACTGGGAGCCCTACGAGATCTCCGTCGTCCCGATGGGCGCGGACGACGGGGCCGGCTTCCGCAGCACCGAGACGCGATCCCTCAACCCCTGCGTGCTCGTCACGCAGCGATCGGAGAAGACCATGCCCCCCGAGACCCCCCCCGCCGCCCCGCCCGCGGTCACCCCCCCGCCCGCCGCCCCGGCGCCCGACGTGACGGAGGACGCCACCCGCGCCGCCGCGGACGCGGCTGTCGCAGCCGAGCGCGAGCGCATCGCGGGGATCCAGGGCCTCGTGGCCCGGCACAAGCTCGGCGACGAGCTCGGCCAGAAGCTCGTGAAGGACGGCACGTCCCTGGAGAAGGCGCGCGGCGTCATCCTCGACGCCCTCGCCGCCCGCACCGACGAGCAGCCGCCGCACGCCAACGCCCACATCTCGGGCGGCGCGGACCTGCGCCGCGAGTCCGCGCGCGCCGGCATCACGAACGCGCTGCTCCACCGCGTGGACCCGACCCGGTTCAAGCTCGAGGACGCGGGCCGGCCGTACGCGCACCGCCGCCTGCTCGATCTCGGCAGCGACTGCGTCGAGATCTTCGCGGGCACCAAGGTCCGCGGGCTCACGCCGATGGAGGCCGCGGGCCTCTCCCTCGGCATGCAGGTGCGCGCCGGCTACTCGACCACGAGCGACTTCCCGCTCATCCTCGCGGACGTCGCGAACAAGTCGCTCCGCGCCGCCTACACGGAGGCGCCGGCGACGTACACGGCCATCGGTCGCCGCGTCCCGCTGCCGGACTTCAAGCCGGTCCGCCGGACGCAGCTCGGCGAGGCGCCGCAGCTCAAGAAGGTGAACGAGCACGGCGAGTTCACGACCGGCTCCGTCGGCGAGGGCAAGGAGCAGTACGGCCTCGCCACCTACGGCCGCATCTTCTCGGTGTCCCGCCAGGCCATCGTCAACGACGACATGGACGCGTTCTCGCGCATGCCGGCGCTGTTCGGCCGCAGCGCCCGCGACCTCGAGTCCGACCTGGTCTGGGAGCAGATCACCGCGAACGGCAACATGGGCGACGGCGTGGCGCTCTTCCACGCCACGCACGGCAACCTCGCCGCCGCGGGCGCCGCCATCGCGGTCTCGACCATCGGCTCCGGGCGCGCGGCGATGCGCGCGCAGAAGGGCGTCGACAAGAAGCAGTTCATCAACGTCACCCCGAAGTACCTGGTGGTGCCGGTGATCCTCGAGACGATCGCGGACCAGTTCGTGAGCGCGAACCTCCTCGCGAACGCGTCGGGCAGCGTGAACCCGTTCTCCGGCAAGCTCCAGGTCGTCGCCGAGCCGCGCCTCGACGCGAACAGCCTCACCGCCTGGTACCTCTTCGGCGACCCCAGCCAGATCGACATCGTCGAGTACGGCTTCCTCGAGGGGCAGGAGGGCCCGGTCATCGAGTCGCGCGTGGGCTTCGAGGTGGACGGCCTCGAGATCAAGTGCCGCCACGACTTCGCGGCGAAGGTCATCGACCACCGCGGCATCTACAAGAACCCCGGCGCGTAAGCCGGCCTCCCGCGCCGGCCGCCGACGCTAGGCGGTCGGCTTCACGCTGACACGCTGAGGAGAACGAGATCATGAAGAACTTCGGGCAGAAGGGTGACATCCTCACGTTCGTCGCGCCGGGCGGCGGCGTGGTGAGCGGCACCGTCTACCAGATCGAGGAGACCATCTGCGTCGCCACCCACGACGCCGCGGCCGGGGCCGAGTTCTCCGGCCTGGTCGAGGGCGTGGTCGGCCCGGTGCCGAAGCTGAACACCGAGGTCTGGGCCACCGGCGACCTGGTCTACTGGGACAACCCCAACAGCCGCTTCACGAACGTGGGCGCGGTCGGCATCAAGCGGGCGGGCATCGCCGCGGCTCCCGCGGCCAACCCCTCGACGACCGGGTTCGTGAAGCTCCACGGCGTCGCCGTCCCGAACGGCGTCTAGCCGGCGGCCGTGACCTTCGCAGCGATCCTCGGCGCGGCCGACCGTGCCGTCCTTCAGCACCTGGGCGGCACGGTCAGGTACGTGCCGGGCGTCGGGCCGGCGATCGACGTGAGGGGCGTCTTCGAGGCCTCGTACGTCCGCGCCGATGCTGGCGACGCCGGGGTGGCGAGCTCGGGGCCGGTGGTCTTCCTCCAGCTCGCCGACCTGCCGCTGGACCCGGCAGAGGACGACCCGACCATCACCGTCGAGGGCGTTTCCTACAAGCTCCGCGAGCCGCCCCGCAAGGACGGGGCCGGCGGCGTCCTGCTGTTCCTCCACCGCATCGTGGCCGTGTGACCACCGATGGCCCACCTCCGCACCACCATCCGAAGGGCCGTCGTCGCGCAGCTCGTCGGCAAGACCGCCGCTGGCGCGCGCGTCGTCGCGACCAAGAAGGTGCCGTGGGGCGGGAAAGAGCTTCCCGGCGTCTCGGTCTACACGCTCGAGGAAGAGACGGACCTCGAGCAGTCGCTCCGAGGTGAGCTCCGCGACGGTGCCGGTCGCGTGCTCGCGAGGCGTCTTCAGGTCGTCATCCAGGGAGCGCGCGCGCTCACCGACGCCGTCGACGACGAACTCGACGCCCTCGCGGAGGAGATCGAGGCCGCGGTGGACGCCGACCCGACGTTCGGCGTCGCGGAGGTCCAGGACGCCGTCCTGGCGAGCACCAGCATCCAGATCGACGCGAACGCCGAGCAGCCCGTTGGCGCCGTGACTCTCGCGTACGCGGTGACGTACCACAAGTGAAGGAGTGGCCATGCGCAAGTTCTCGAGCGGTGACCTGTACGTCGTGGGACTCGTCGCCAACGACACGCCGATCAAGGTCGGCGTCATCCAGGGCGTGAACCTCAACTTCGAGCAGGAGATCGTTCGGCTCACGGGCGAGAACTCCTTCCCGGAGGACCTCGCGAACGGGCCCGCGTCGCTGACGGGCGACTTCGAGAGCGGCACGATCTACGCGGGCATCGTGAAGCAGATCCTCGCGGGTGCATCCGTGACGACGGGGTACAAGAAGCTGCACAAGGCCACCGGGACGATCCCGGGCAACCCGTACCAGCTGACGTCGGCGCAGGCGGCTGGCTTCGTCCGCGACCTGGGCGTCGTGGATGCGAACGGCGACCCGATGACCAAGGTGGCGGCCGCGCCCGCCGCCGGGCAGTACTCGGTGGCGGCCGGGGTCTACACTTTCGCCGCCGCGGACACGGGCAAGGTCGTCTCCTACTCGCACACGTACACCGTCGCGGGTACGGGCAAGACGGTCTCGATCGCGAACACCACGATGGGCGGGAGCACCAAGTACCTGCTCGGCCTCTACAACTCCACCGACGGGTTCGGCATCGAGCTCAAGTCGGTCGTGATCCCCAAGCTCGGCTGGGCCATCAAGACCGGCCAGTGGGTGCTCCCGAAGTGCGACTTCGAGGCGTGCGCCGACGGCAGCGGGAACGTCGCCGACATCTACATCCCCTGAGCCGAACGACCATGAGCGACCTCAAGTACCGCGGCGAGCAGGTGGAGCTGGACGACGGGCGGGTGGTGGTGGTGCCGAAGCTGCCGGTCGGCGTCCAGCGCGACAACATCGACAAGATCAAGGCGGCCGAGGACGCGGCGAAGGGGCTCGCAGGGCGGGCCCCCGACGATGCCTCTGTGTACGGGGCGGCGCTCGACATGCACACGCGCCGCGCCGAGGTGGTGCTACTGGCGCTCCGGCTCAACCACCCCGACATCACGCTCGAGGACCTGCTCGCGACGTGCTCCGACGACACGATCACCGAGCTGTACGTGGCGATCTGGAAGCGCCGGGGAGGGCAGGCCAAGGGGGAAGCGGCAAGCCCGTAACGGAGTGGACGCACGACGAGTGGTCCCTCCTGTGCGGGCGGCTTCTCTCGAACGGGCTGGACCCCTACCGGCTGACCTGGGATGACGTGGCCGACCTCGACACGTACTGGCGCCAGAGCCCGCCGACGAACGAGGCGATGACGCAGCTCCTCGCCGTTTGGGGGGTGAAGCTGCGTCCGCCGTCGCAGGAAAGTCCGCCGGCAGAGCTCGCGACCGAGGACGACGCGCGGCGCCTCGCCGAGACGCTGAACAGCCTGGGGGTGCGCCATGCCGGGTAGGGGCGACCTCGTTCTCACGATGACGGCGGACTCTTCGGAGTTCACGACCGTCACCCGCCGCGCGCTGCAGCAGGTGGAGGGGGACTTCAAGAGCCGCTTCACCCCCGCGGCGCAGCAGGCTACGCGTGGGGTCTCGCAGTTCAAGGAGCAGCTCGGACGCGCACGCGAGACGGCGATGTTCTTCACCGCAAGCGTCGCCGAGTTCGGGCCGGCTGGCCGAACGGCGCAGATGGCGCTGGCGGGTCTTGCGGGCGCAGTGATCGGAGGAGGCGGCGTTCTCGTTGCGCTCAACGCTGCCCAGGCCGGAGTCCGGCTGCTCGCGGGGCACCTCCGAGAGTCCGCCGAGGAAGCGGACCGGGCGCGAAAGGCCTACCGGGATTGGGCCGACGATCTTGCGAGCGGTACGGCGAGCTTCGCCCGTGAGGTGGACGGTACGGTCCTCAAGCTCCGTGGCGCGACCGATGCGCAGCTCACCCGGCACGACAAGGTCGCCCCGCTCGAGAAGGAGCGGTCGAAAGCGGAGCGCGACTACATCTATTGGCTGGAGGAGGAGAAGCGCCTGAAGGCGGCGCTCGCCGTGTCGGAGTTCGGCGTCAGCTTCGGCGACATCGAGCGGGCGCGGGGCGAGGCGGCGTCCGCGCGCCTGCGCGCGCAAACGCTCGCGGCGGAGATCGCCCAGCGGGAGGCGCTCGCGGCGGCGCTCGCCGAGGAGCAGGCGCGCGCGACGCAGGCGGAGGCAGCGCGGCGGGCCCTCTCCGCGATCGTCGCCGAGGACGCCGAGAAGGCCGACGAGGCTGCGAAGAAGCAGATCCAGAAGGGCAAGGAGATCACCAGGGCGTTGCAGCGCGAGCAGGAGGAGACGAACCGCATCCTTGCGGAGGGCATCAATGAGCGCTCTCGCCTCTACGCGGAAGAGTTCAAGAAGCGGGTCGAGGATGCCAAGCGGCAGGCCATGATCGAGGCCGCCGGGACGACCGGCTTCGAGGAGGAGGGCGCGCGGCTCCCGGAGTACGAGAAGCTCAAGGAGAACGACGCGAAGGAGGGCCAGGACGCCTACAACAAGTCCGTCCGGGAGTCGATCGAGCTGGCCGGCCAGTGGGGCGCGTCGATCGGCAAGGTGATCGGCGCGGTCGTCACCGGCCAGATGACCGCCGCCCAGGCATTCGCCGCGATCGGCGAGCAGATCATCCAGACCGTCGTCCAGGCGGCCATCGCCTCGATCACCGCGGACGCTGCGCGCGCCGGCGCGGGCGCGGCTGCCTCACAGTCCGGGATCCCGGTAGTCGGCCCAGTGCTCGCCATCAGTGCCATGGGCGCCGTGATGTCGGCGGTGCTTGGCCTTCTCGGCAGCGTCGAGGCGCGCGCGGCGGGAGGTCCCGTCAGCTCCGGCCAACCCTACCTTGTCGGTGAGCGCGGGCCGGAGATCATGGTGCCGGGCCGGTCGGGCGCGATCGTCCCGAACCACGCGCTTGGCGGCGACACCTTCAACGTCAGCCTGCAGTTCCTGGACTCCGCCAGCGCCGACGACTGGCTCGCCCGCGGCGGCGGGGACCGAGTCGTGCGCTACCTCCAGAGGCGACGCCGGGACGGGAGAGCCACATGAGCTCGGCCATCTTCCCCGCGCTGCGAGGCGCGCGGGCGTACCTCCTGCGGTCCGACTCCGACGGCGTCGAGGTGCTCGAGACGGTGAGCCGCCGGGAGCAGCGGATCTCGCGGTCGTCGGTCCCGGTGCGGACGTGGGGGCTCAGGCACGCCTGGCTCCGTGGTGACGCGACGAACCGGGAGGTGCAGCGGCTCCTGGGGTTCTGGTCGCGCCACCGGGGCCGGCTCGACTCGTTCCTGTTCCGCGACCCCGAGGACTACCAGGTCACCGACCACGGGATCGGCGTCGGGGACGGGGTCACGACCTCTTTCCAGCTGCAGCGGGCGGTGCTCGCGCCGTGGGAGGACGCGCTCGGGAACTGGGAGACGTACACGAAGCCGAGGGTCAACCGGATCTGGCACTCGAACGACATCACGCAGGCGGCGTGGGCCAAGCTCGGCACGGCCGCGGCGACGCGCGATGGGACGCTGGCGCCCGACGGGACGCAGGCGACGAAGCTCACGGGTATCGGGACGGTCCTGGTCAACCAGATCGCTCAGGGCTCCAACGGGTCGCACGGCTCCGGCGCGTCGGTGGGGTGGGGCTGCTACGTCCGGCGGGTGAGCACGACGGGTACGCTCGTGATCGGTCGGATCACGGACGCCGCGGCGCTTGCGACGATCGACCTGTCCACGATCGGTGACGGGTGGGTGAGGTACTCGGGCGTCGGGACCGCGAACGGCGCGGGACAGCACGGGTTCCAGATCTACGCGACCGCCGGGGCGCCGCTCTCGTTCTACCTGGCGCACATGCAGTGCGAGGACGGGGTGCCGACGCGTCCGATCGTGACGGCCGGGGCGAACGTCACCGCGACGCCCGCCTACTGGCCCGGCGTGGGGGATGGGTTCGAGCCGGTCTGGGAGCCGGACTGGGCAAGCATCAAGATCTACCTGGAGGGGGTCGAGCAGTCCGCCAGCACGTGGAGCCCCGGGACGGCCGGTCAGGTGGTGTTCGCCGGCGCGCCGGCCTCCGGCAGCAAGGTGTCCTGGTCCGGCTCCTACTGGCGCCGCGTCCGGTTCGATGACGAGGCGCTGACCCAGGAGCGGCTGCTCGCCCAGCTCTGGTCGGGCGAGCTGCGCCTGCGCGAGGTCGTCCCGTGAAGACGGCACCGGCCGGGCTCACGGACGAGCTGTACCTCCAGGCGGCGCACCGACCGGCCGATCTGGTCACCCTCGAGCTCGCCGTGGGCACGGTGCGGTGGACCTCGGCGGACCGGGCGATCACCTACAGCGGCACGACCTGGACGCCCGGGGCGGTGCTGGACGAGATCCAGGTGCGGTCGACGCTCTCCCTCGAGGTGGACTCGGTGAGCGTGCGCCTCGGCGCGGCGGAGCTGGTGTCCGGGACGCCGGTGGTGCGGCGGGCGCTGCGCGGTGAGCTCCGGGGCGTGCGCGTGCTCGTGCAGCGCGCGTTCGTGACCGCGGCGGGCGTGGTCGCGGGGCTCGACACGGTGTTCGACGGAGCGGTGGTCGAGGTCGAGCCGGCGAGCACCGAGGTGGTGGTGACGGCAAAGAGCGTCGTCTACCGGATCGCGTCCGGGGTGATCCCCTCCAGGCCGATCCAGCCCGGGTGTCCGTACCAGGTCTACTCGACGCAGTGCCGGGGCGGCGGCGCGGCGCCGGCAGAGGCCTCGTTCACGAACACGACGACGGTCGCGAGCGGGAGCACGACGGAGAGGGTGAGGCTGGCCGCGGCCAGCGCAAACGCGACGGTCTCGGGCTGGATCCGGTTCACCTCGGGCGCGCTCTCCGGGCAGCGGCACGCGGTGGTCGAGGTGATCTCGACCACGGAGGTGCGGGTGGCTGTGCCGCTCGACTCGGCGCCGGTGGCGGGGGACGGGGTGAAGGTGATCCGGGGCTGCGACAAGACGCGGGCGACGTGCTCGAGCGTGTTCTCCAACGTCGCCAACTTCGGGGGGTTCCCGGACGCACCCCGGGAGGATGTGGCTCGATGAGAGATGCCCCCTGGCGCGACCCGACAGACCTCCCGGAGGAGAGGTGGAGCCCGCAACCGCGGCCGGCGGTGGAGGGGCTCGCCGCGACGGTGGCGGACCCGCTCCCGATCGTCTTCGGGACGGCTCGCGTCCCGGGTCGCGTGGTGTACCTGCGTGACAAGGAGTTAGGGGTAAAGATCATCACCGGGGTGACCGGATCGTCGTACCGCGAGGTGACCGGGAGCTCGGCCGGCGCGGTGGTGGCGATCTGCGAGGCGCCAGCGTCCTCGTCGTACCTGCGGGTGCGGCGAGACAAGGAACCGTGGCGGTCGGCGCCCTCGTACATGACCGACCTGCTCCAGGTCGGCGTGGCCGAGTGGGAGTTCGTGGCGGCCGAGGCCTCCAGTTCGTGGGCGAGAACCAGCGGCACCGCCGTCGGCATGTACTGGCGGGGCGCCGCGCAGTTCCGGGCGTGGAAGTTAGGGATGCCCGACGACAAGGTCCCCGACCTCCAGTTCGAGGTGCGCGGCCGGGGCGTTCTCGGCGCGGACACCGACGCCCACCCGGCGGAGGTGGTGCTGGACCTGCTCACGACGCAGCGGCCCGGGTTCCGGGCGCTCTCGACCTCCCAGGTCGAGGTCGAGGTGGGGCTCGACGGGACCGCCGCGAGCTCGTACCGACGCTACTGCGACGCGATGGGGTGGCGGGTGGCGCGGGCCGTGACGGAGCGGACGAGCGTGCTCGAGCTGCTCGAGAGCCTGCTCGCGGCCACGAACGCGAGCGCGACCTGGTCCGAGGGGAAGCTGAAGATCGTGCCGCTCGGGGACCTGACGGTGGTCGGGGCGGGTGGGACGTACACGCCGCCGGCCGTGGTGGCGGCGCTCGACGACGACGAGCTGCTCGTGGGTGACGGCCCGCCGGTTCAGGTCGAGGCGCGGCGCGACGACGACGTATTCAACTGCTATCCGATCACGATCCGGGACCGGGCGTCGGACTACGAGCGCGTGACGTACGAGTGGGTGCACGCCGCGGACGCGGCGGCGCGCGCGGCGGCGCTGGGCGGCGACGGGGTCCGTCGGGCGGACGCCTCATCGCTGGAGTGGGTGGTGACCGGGGCGCACGCGGTGCAGATCTCGCAGCTCCGCGCGCTGCGGTCGGTGCACGTCCGAAACCAGTTCCGCGTGAGGCTCGGACCGCGGTGGTCGCTCCTAGAGCCCGGGGACCGCGTGACGCTCTCGCACGAGATGCTGGGGCTCGCGGGCCACGTGTGCCGTGTGGTGGAGATCGACCAGCGGGGCACCGGGGCGCGGTCGGTGACGCTGCAGGAGGTGCCGGCCGGAGCGAGCTCGCCGGTGTCGCTCGCGGTCCAGGACCGGGACGGGGTGACGGGGGCGGGGGCGCCGACGAGCGAGAAAGCCTACGTGGTGGGAGCGGCGGCACTCGACCTGTCGAACGTCCCGTCGGGCGCGATCTCGACAACCAACTACGCCGAGGACGGCAGCGGCAACCCGACCGCGGGCGCGAAGCTCGACCACACCGGGACGGCACTGAAGGTGGCGCCTCGCAACGCAGTGCTCGGCCCGACGACGTTCGAGAAGCGACTCGCCGTCATGGCGGCTTCGAACTGGTTCGAGGCGTCCACCCCCCACACGGTGGGCTACTCAGGGATCGCAGAGGATGCGGCAAGCGGACTGCTGGTCGCGGTCGGAGGAACCGTCACGTTCGCGACGAGTCGGAACGGCGGCCGCACGTGGGTCACTCAGACGGGCGTCACGAACGCGACCCGTGATGTGGCGGCTGGCTCGCCGGCTGGCTCGCTGCGGTTCGTCGCGGTGGGGTCCTCCAACACCTGCGCGACTTCGCCGGATGGGGTGACGTGGACGTCCCGCACAATGCCGGCGGGCGCGTCGCGCACCTGGACGTCGGTGATCTGGGACGGCATGTACTACGTCGCCGTCGGGATCGATGCCGGCGCGGTCGTCACGTCTCGATCCGCGGACGGCGTCACGTGGGGCGCCGCGGTGGCGGTTTTCTCGGCCTGCCTCGTGCAGCCGAAGCTTGCGTGGAAGTCGGGGACGATCGTCCTTGTTGGCTCGACGCTCGCCGGCGGGGTGCTCGTCTACACCAGCAGCGACAACGGCACGACGTGGACGCCACGGACGTTCCCGTCCGTCGCGTGCGACGGCGCCGTGTTCGCGGCCTACAACCAGGTCGCGTCGATCGGGGGCGTGGCGGGCAACTTCGTGGTGGTGGCGCAGGGGTCCAACTCGTTCTCGGTCGGGTCGATCTACTCCTCGCCGGACGGGATCACCTGGACGTCGCGAGGGTCGGCCTCGATCTTCGTCACGGCGATGGCCGCCGGCAACAGCGTGGCGGTCATGGCCGGGCGGCTCAGTAGCATCAACGCCTACTTCACCGCGGTATGGGACTACGCGTCCTATGTCGAGGCGCCCGTCGAGTTCGATCTGAGGATGGACCCGACGGACGTGGTGTGGTGCCCAGGGGTGTACGGCAGCCGTGGGCACTTCGTGCTCAGCGGAACCACCTCCACCGGCTACCCGTCGGTCGCGGTCTCGTCGTACTTCCGGGCCTAGAGACGGCAGGGCGTGCCGTAGCAGACCGGCCCTGCCCACGTCCCGTCGAGCTGCAGCTCCCACGAGCAGACGCGCATGGGGTTGTGCTCCGGGTAGGGGCACGACCAGGTGCAGACCTGCCACCCGATGCGGCCGGCGTCGAGGACGTACTCGACCGTCTCGGCCGCTGCGCCCGCCACGGGCCCGTCCTCGCGGCAGGACGGAGGCGGTGGGACGGCCAGGAAGCTCTCCGTGGCGGTGCACGTGCGCGGCGTCTCGTCGTGCAGCTCGCACCCCGCGAGCCCGGCCAACACCACCACCAGGACGGCGACGAACCTGGACATGCGGGATCCCCTCCTGAACGAGAAGGCTAGCACGGCCCTCCGTCCTCTCGACATCACGGGTGACCGGGACGAGGCGATCGGCGCCGGACGCTCTCGGTCGTTCGCGATGGGAGTCACGCCGCTCGGTTCCTTCTCTCCGCCTCGGCGATCTCGAGCTCGCGCACGCGGCCCTCGATCGCGAGGGCGCGCTCGAGCGTCTCGGCGACACCCCAGCACAGGGCCGCGAGGACGAGGCCGCCGAACAGGACGCCGACGATGAGGCCGATGAGGTCCTCGGAGAACCGAAGCCCGAGGAACAGCGCGGCGAGGGTGGCGGCCGCGAGCTCGATCCACCCGAGGACGCGAAGAAGCCCCGCGACCCCGCCGGATCTCGGCTGCGCGATATCCGGCGCCCGCCTCGCGACCGACGTCGGGGCAAGCGGTGCCGGCGGCGCGGGTGAGCGCGAGGCGATGCACGGGTGCACGACGAACGCTTCCTCGAGCTGCTTCCCGCACACCGGGCACGTCCACCAGGAGGGCATGCAGAGAGCGTACCCCACACCTGACCCGGAAACCGGGGCGACGCGTCGGCCCGCAGCCTGGACGCGCTCTGCCCCGGGGCGGTAGGCGCCGACGTGACAGGTCGGTCGGAGCGGTGCCACGCCAGAGGGAGGCGAGCCCGGCTGCGGCTCGACGCGTGACGGAGGGCCAGGCCGATGGCGTGGAGCGAGAACGGGGCGTACCAGGTCACCACGGCGGCGACGCTGCTCCCGCTGCCGCCATCGACGACGAGCGTCTACCTGCTCAACCTCGGGCCCAACGACGTGTACGTGGGCGCGAGCGCGGCGACGTGCACCTCGGCGCTGGGGCTGAAGGTGCCGGCGAACGGGGGCGAGCTCGCGCTCGACAAGGACGTCAGCCAGGAGCTGTACGTGCTCGCGGCCACGGCCAACCAGGCGTCGCCAGCGGACCTGCGGTGGATGGCGAAGCGCGCGGTGCCGTAGCCCATGCCGGTCGCCAGCCCCCGCCCGCTCTCCGCCTTCCGGCGGTTCCCGTCCTCGGTCTTCGCCTCGTCGGTGGGGCAGCCCGCGCTCTGGCTGCCGTTCGGCGTGCCGGGCGTCTATCCCAGCGGCAGCGCGATGGGCCGCCGCGGCGAGGTGGTGACGGTCACCCGCGCGACGACGGCGACGTACGTGGGCGCTGACGGGCTCATCAAGACCGCCGCCGCGAACGAACTGAGGGTGGAGTCTCAGGGGGCGCTGATCGAGCCCGCGCGGACGAACCGGATCGTTCGCTCGAACGAGCTGACGAACGTGGCGTGGACGAAGCGGGGCGCGGCGGTGGTCACGACGGACGGCACGCTCGCGCCCGACGGCGTGTCCCTGGCGAACAAGCTGGCGGGGATCAACGCGCTGGGCGTCGATGACGTGTACCAGACGGCCACCGGCTTCACGGCGTCGGCTACGTGCGGGACTTCGCTCTGGCTCAAGAGGATCAGCACGACCGGAGTGCTGCGTGTTCTCAACACGAACACCGGGACGCTGATCGCCTCGGTCGATCTGGGTGCGGCGCCCGATGCGTTCGTGCGGGTGACCGGAACCCAACCAGCCTCGGCGGGTGGAGTGGGCGGCGTCATGTTCCACGCGCAGTCTGGTGGACCGCTCTCCTTCTACGTGGCTTTCGTCCAGCAGGAAGAGGGATCGTACGCGACCAGCTACATCCCGACGACGACGGCGGCGGCGACCCGGAACGCGGACGTGGTGTCGGTCGCGAACCCGCTGACCGCTGCGGACACGACGTGGAGCGTGGAGGGCGTGTTCACGCCGGAGAGCGGCAGGGCGTGGGGGATCTCCGGCATCACGCATCGTTTATGGGGGTTCGGTTCGGGCTCAGGCGCGAACACCGCGCAAGGCTACGTGATCAGCGAAACGCTGGTGTCTCCGTTGGTGACGGATGCGGCTGCGGCCCAGTTGTTCACCACGAAGACCTCGATCAACGCCTTGCTTGCGAGCGGCACGACTCACCGGATCTCGGGTGCGTCGGCGAACGGCACGCTCACAGTGCTGGTCAACGGGAGCGTCCCTGCCGGCGCGGGGCTGTCGGGAGTCGGGTCTGGGGTGATCTCGGCCATGCCCGCCACTCTCTACATCGGGACCACTTCGGCGCCCGGGTCCGAGTTCGGCGGCAACATCCGCGACTTCAAGGTCTGGCGGAGGGCTGCCCGTTGAGGCGCGCGCTCCCCCTGCTGCTCGTGGCCGCCTGCACGTGCCTCGACGACACGCCCGGAGTCAGGCAGCACGGGCCGGTCGCGCCCGGCTCAGACGCAATTCTCTCCGCCGCCGAGGCCCGGTGGCCCGGCCTCGCTCTCGATGTGTGGTGGCGCGACGCGACGTTCCCCTGCGGGTGGGAGCGCGAGGCCGTAGGCTGCGCGTACTTCCCGACTCCGCCCTACTGCCGCACGTCCGTCGAGGTGCTCACCGGCCCGGACGCCCGAGACACCGCGCTCGCCCATGAGGTCTGCCACGTCGCGCTGCGCTCCTGGGACGAGGGCGAGGCGGACGGCTGTGCGGAAGGCCTGGCACATGGAGGTGCTCCGTGACGTGGCGCCGCGTGCTCGGCCTCACCTACGGCGAGCTCACCTGGATCGCCGCCGGGCTCTACCTGCTCGCGTACGAGCTCTGGGCGGTCGCGACCCGCGGCGGAGACGTGCTCACCCGGGCGCTCCGCGCGAACGCGCCACGGTGGACGCTCTGGCCGATCGGGATCGGGATCCTGATGGGCCACCTCTTCGGTCCGCGCTGGGCGGCGCCGGCGGGGGCCCCCTGGGTGTTCGTCGTCGTGCTCGCGGCCGCGCTCGCGCGGGACCTTCTCGTCCGCACGCCCGTGCCCGCGGTCGCCGTCCCCTGGCTCTTCCTCGCGGCCGTCGCGCTCGGCGCGGCCACGTGGCCGGGGAGGTCGTGATGCAGCCGACCCTCACCCTCGTCCGCGGTCGCTCCACCGACCAGGGCACGCCCGGCGCCCTCCTGCGCGCGGACGGCTCGCGGATTGCCTACAGCCTCGAGCTCCCGTGGCGGGCGAACCGGCGGATGCGGAGCTGCATCCCGCCGGGCGGGCTGCCGCCGGGGACGTACCCGGTTCGCTGCGTGACGACGCCGAAGCGGGGTGACGTCTACCTGGTCGAGCGCGTGCCCGGGCGCGACTCGATCCTGATCCACAGCGGCAACGTCGCCGGCGACGTCGAGCTCGGGCTGGAGAGCGACGTCCTCGGCTGCATCCTGCTCGGCCAGGCGCGCGGCCACCGCCGCGGCCAGCTCGCGGTGCTCCTCTCGAAGCCGGCGATCCGCGCCTTCATGGCGGAGATGGACCGGCGCCCCTTTACCCTGGAGGTCGTGTGGACCTGATGACCCTTCTCCCCGGCGCGCTGGGGGGCGTCGTCGGCGGCCTCGGCGCCGTCGTCCAGAAGTGGCTCGACTACAAGGACCGCAACGCGTCGCGGGCGCACGAGCTTGCGATGCGGGACAAGGACCGCGAGCTCCTCGTGCTGGAGCTGTCGCACCAGAGCGAGATCGCGCGCGTCGACGCGGACACGCAGATCGCGGTGAAGGAGCTCGACGCGACGGCGGCCGCGATGGCGGCGGACCGGGCGACCTACGGGGAGAGCCTCACCGGCCGCCTGGTAGACTTCGCCCGCGGGGTCATCCGGCCGATCATCACGATGGCGTCCATGGCGCTGATGGGATGGGCGACCTACCGCGCGTTCCAGGACGGCCCCGCGCTCTCGGCGGCTACCCAGGAGCAGATCATCCAGACCGCGCTCTTCACCGCGAGCGGGGCGATCGGCTTCTGGTTCGGGATGCGCTCGAGCGGCTTCGGCGGCGCGCGGGCGCGGGGGTAGGGCGTGGACCTGGCCGTGCTCGAGCAGCTCGTCACGCTGGCGAAGTGGGGCGGAGGCCTCGTCGCGACGGCGTTCGCCGTGGACGCCTGGCAGAAGCGGCGCATGCAGAGCGTCATCGACGCGACGCTGGCGTCCCGCGCGCGCCAGGAGGAGCAGGAGGAGGCGCAGCGCATCGAGCGGATCGCGACCGCGGTGGCGGAAGCGGTGGTCCGGGCGCACGCAGACCGGGACGCGGAGCGGAACCGCCGGTGGCACGAGGAGGTGCTCGTCGCCCTGGCGCGCATCGTCGAGGAGAAGCTCGCGGACCACGAGCGCTCTGAGCGCGCCGCGGTGATGGCGGAGCTCCGCCTGGTCGTGTCCGACGCGCTCACCGCCCACGAGCGGAGCGAGCGGGGCTACACCGACTCGCTGAAGGACAAGATCGCCGAGTACCACGCGCAGGCGCGAGAGGCGATCGAGCAGGCGAGGGCGTTCACCGCGAGAGTGGCGAGCCAGTACGAACGGGTCTCGACCGAGTACGTCCGGCTCGAGGACTCGATCAAGACACTGGCGGCCAAGGTGGCGGCGCTCGAAGCGATGGTGCACGAGTTCGGGGACGCGCAGCGCGCGGGGCGCACCACAGGCTAACCCGCGAACGCGCTCGACGAGTCTCCTCGGGCTCCCGCGCCACAGCTAGACGGGGTCGATAGGCTCGCCGTCGATGTCGTCTGGGTCATCGTTCTCTTCGTCCGCGTTGAGCCTCCACTCGACCGGATCGCGGAGGTCGAGCATCTCCTGGACCGCGAGCGGCTGCTCCTTCGGGTTGATCCGGTTCCAGTGAGCGGCGTCCCGCGCGACCTGCACGCCGTCGTTGACCATTCCGCTCACGCGGAGCTGCACGGCCTTCTCCATCTCGCCACGCTTGGCGACCTCGATGTCGAAGTACAAGAACCGCCGCTGGCCGGTGGCCTGGTCCTCTCCCACTGGCACGGGGTGCCAGCCTCGATACGGCTGTCCCGTCACGGCGTCCCTGCGGATGTCGTGTTTCAGCGCCGACTTCGCGACGCGCGCGAGCATCTCCCGAGGGGTGGGAGTCCTCGGAGGCTTTACGCCATTGGCGATGAGGAAGTCGGCGAACCGGCCATCCGGATCGACGGAATCCGTGTCGTTCTCCTCGCGGTAGATGCGCGCGAGGCGCTGAATGATCTGATCTCGGCTCGATCTACTCACAGTCTTGGTCCCTCACTTCGCTAATGGAACGACATCGCCCCAGCCATCCACCGTGGCGACCGGAGCCACAACGGAACGGATCTTCACGAGGTGCTTCCTGAACAGTTCGTAGCGCTTGGTCGCGTGGCGCAGCTGGCCTGCGACGATGCCCGGATGTACGCGGAGGGTGCGTGCGAAGCCGACCATGTCACGCTCTGGGTAGAAGGGCGCCTTCACGGTCACGAACTTCCGCAGCTTCGCTTGGGGTACGCAGAACTCGGCCGCTGCTTCGTTCGCTATCCGCTCCTCTTCCGAGATGGCCGGTGCGCCTTGGCGCTCCGCTTCGTCCGTCGGAAGGTCCGCGTCGAGCATCATGGCGGCTCGTCCGTGTCCCTGAAGGACGTGCTCCAGTTCATGCCGAAGCACGAACCAAAAGTTGTCGATTCGGTCGAAACGACAAGACATGGCGACGACCGGAGCCGTCCCCTCGTGGAGCCAGAAGCACGCGCCATCGACCTTCGCGTCGCCGATCGTCTCGACCAGGGCGAACCGGATCCCGCACTCCATCAGAATACGTGGAACGTGGCGGGCGTTCTCCGGGGCGTTGAGCAGCGCGCGCATCTTCGGCAACGCGGCGCGGAGCGCGGATGCTGAGTAGCGCGGAACCAGGATCTCGTTCGCGATGCGCTGCACCCGATGAAGCCACGCCAGCTGAGCGGGAGTCACCGCCCCGGACACATCCGTCTTCTTCGCCGCGTGGGGGAGAACTTCGATGTCGTCCGGGTGGGCGGCGCCGAAGAAGTGCATGAGTGCCACCTCGACTCGAGCCACGCTCTTGATGTCGTCCGGCTGGAGCCCGAGCCACCCGCGCTTGATCATGTCCGCGACGGGCAGCGACCCGTAAAGCGCTGCGCGTCGCGCGAGCCGGACGTCGTCTCCCGGCGAGAGCATGCGGGCCCGCGCCAAGTCGTACTTGTGCTGAAGACTCAAGAATCGCTCGGCTGGGATCCCGAACACGTGACCGAGTTCGAGCGCCGCCGCTGCGTCGATGTCGCGCTTTCCGGCGATGATGAGGCTCAACGTGCCTTCATCCCATCCGAGCACGAGAGCGAGGATGCGCTGCGACCACCCACGCTCATCGAGCAGTTCCCGGATGAGGGGGCCGGGCGCTACGTGTTCGGTCTCGGAAGGCATCCTGGCCGATGCTCGCACACCACGCCGGGGGCCGCAATGGTGTTTTGGCAAAAACGCCAAACCTACCCACTACGGGGTACGCGACCGGAGGGCCAGCAGCGGTTTCGCCGGCGAGCCCATCTCTGCCCGCGCGCTCCTCTACCTCCGGCCGCGGTGCGCGCCGGGCGGGACCCGCTCGGCCGCTCGCGCGGGCGCGGGGGCTCGCGCAGGGGCCCGGGGCGGGGGCGGCGGTCCCGCAGCGGCTGATCGATCCAGGCCCACGCGAGGCAGCGCTCGAGGTCGCCCAGCCAGCGGGCCGCAGATGGGATCCCCGCGAGTCCGGCCTCGAGGCGGGCTCCGCACCACGGGAGCGGCGGTGCCTGGTCGGTCGAGGTGAACCGTAGCGCGCGACCGCGCCGGTTCTCGGTGCGTGCGCGTTTGCGGAGCGTACCGCGTTCACCCGACCGGCGTGCACGAAGACCGCACCGGGCGTGCGAGTGTACCCTTCGGGTCGATCGTTGGGTCAGTTTCCCAACGCGGCCAAGGAGGGGGGATGACACTCGATTCGGACCTGTTCGTTGTGCTCGATGTTCACGCGGTGATCTTCCACGACGTCCCGAGGAACACCGAGGCGGCGGCACCCTTGCTGGCCGACGTCGAGACGGACTTCGATGCACAGCGCAGGGCGATGCTGAAGGACAAGTTGACGGTCGCGCTCAACTCCGCTCGGGCCTACGCGGTCGAGTTCGATCCGGGTTCGTCATCTAAGGTTCCTGATGCGGTCGTCGCGATGACGAAGAAGGGCGCGTCGAAGGCGGCCTTCATCAAGGGGTCACAGGAACTTGCGACGTACCTCTTCGGCGAGCACACCGGCAACGTGTCTCCGGGGCTCATGTGCGTCGTCGATGTCAGGGCGGGAGGCCGCAGGGGCCTAGCGCTCCTGAAGCTCGAACGCGAGAACGGAGCGCAGCTCCAACCGACGACCGACAAAGAGGGGAAGAAGAGCTTCGAGCTGCTCTTGCTCGACAGCTTGGTCTTCACGGACGGGACGAGGCTCTTCAAGGCAGCGCTGTTCATGAGAACGAAGGAAGAGCCACCCGAGTTCGAGGCTCGCGCGTGCGACTCGCAGCTCACCGCAGCCTCCCCGACCTCCATGGCGAAGTTTTGGTTGCGGTTCCTCGGCGCTAAGTACGTGACCGAGCCGCGGGTCGCCACGAAGGCGTTCTTCGAGGTGGCGCTGAAGGCGATCTCGGATCTCATCGATGATCCCGTCGAGAAGGCGCGAACCTTCGAGGCTCTTCACGCAGAGTTGACGTCCAACGCAAAGTGGTTCTCGCCGAGGGCGTTCAGCGAGACCCACATGCATGACAGCTACCGTCGCGGATTCCAGGAGCGGCTCAAGGCGCACAACATCGGACTCGGGCAGTTCGAGAAGGACGTAGGCGACATCTTCTCGAAGCTTCGTCGGCGCCAGTATGAGACCACCAACGGCGTCAGCATCACTGTGTCGGAGGAGAGGGCTAACCTTGTCGAGGTGAAGGAGCGGCAGGTCATCGTGAACGACGAGTTGCTCAAGGTGAAGTGA